TTACAGGCGGTCCTTGAAGTTGCGCGCATCGAAGCGCACGATGCGGCCGATCACGATGCAGTCGGCGCCCTTGCACGGCTCGGGGCGGAACGCCGGATTTTCCGACGCCAGGAACCATTCGCGGCGCTGGTACACCAGGCGCTTGATCACGGCCTGGCCGTTGTAATTCATGGCGAACACCCCACCGGCCTTGCGCGCCTTGTCCGCCGTGTTAATTACCACGATATCACCCTCATACATCATCGGCTGCATGCTGTCGCCCTTGATCTTGATGGCCAGCAGTGCACGCGGTGACAGGTCGTTTTCTTCGAGCCACTGGCGCGGCACATGATGCTGGCCATTTTCTTCGTACAGCGGCACGGTCTCGATGCCGTCGATGCCCGCTTGCAGGTGCAACGACACCAGCTCGATCGGCACCGATGGCGGCGCCATGTCATCATCGTCGGTCACCGGCTGCGCCTCGGGCATGTCGATGCCTGCCACCGAGCGCGAAGCCTCGGCAATCTGCGCCGCAATGGTGGGACTGAATGCATCGACCGGCACGGCCAGACCGCGCGCAAAGGCGGTAGCGGCCTTGATGTTGAGCGGCCGCCGGCCCGCCACGTACTGCCACACCATCCCTTGCGAGCCGATGTCGAACTGCAGGCCGAACTCCGCCTGCGAGATCTTCGGCTCACGCGCAGCCAGCAGCGCCTTGAGCCGCGCCGCGTCGTCGAGTTGCCAGGGGGCGAGGGAGGGGGTGTCAGGTTTCATGAAAGGAAGTTTAGCACGTTGTTGCACATCTGACGAGCTTTGCTATTGATTTATATAATAGCGGTGCTATTATTCAATGTGTCTTCACCGACATTTCATCAAATCTCAAGAAAGAGCCATCATGCCCGTTCCCGACATCACCCCGATCAGCGCCGGCGCGTTGGTTCAGATCCTGGCGCTGCCCGTTGCCGCTGGCGCGGCCGCCACCGCGCTCACTTTCCTGTTCATGTGGCCGCGCACGCGCCGCGAAGCGCTGGTTCGGCTGACTTGTTCGATCTGCACTGCCGCCTTGCTGGGGCCATTGCTGCTGGTTGCCTTGCACAGCTGGTGGCCCACGCTGTTCGACTCGGCCAAGGTGCTGGCGGTGCTGTACGGCGCGCCATCCATCCTGGGCGTGGTGGCCGTGGCGTGCCCGGTACTGGTGTTGGCCGGCCTGCCCGCCTGGTGGGGGCTGGGTGCGGTCGTGCTGTGGCTGGAGCGCCGGCGCGGCAAGGACATCGGCGAGCTGGTCCATGATGCAGCGGAGGTGGTGCGCGAGGTACGGCGCGGGTGAGGGGTGTTGTCGGTATGGCAGTAGCGCGGCGCTTGTGTCATAATATCGCGCTGTGTTGCTCCGATGGTGAAATTGGTAGACACTGGAGACTTAAAATCTCCCGCCGCAAGGCGTGCCAGTTCGATTCCGGCTCGGAGCACCACCACACATTTTTGTCGATGCATGTTTTTGGCGATATTTCTATAAAAAACAAGCACTTACACCCGTTTTTGATCGTCGAGTAGAAGTGGCTTTCGCTACTTCTACCGATATATTTCTCTCCCCAACTCCCCAAAAATTCCCCATAATCTCCCCATTGAATAGGGGAGCTACTGTGGCATCAATCACAAAACAGAAGGCCGGCTGGCGCGTCCAGATATCCGTAAAGGCGCAACGGGACTCGGGAACGTTTGCCACCAAGGCTGAAGCACAGGCCTGGGCGGTCGAGCGCGAGGCGCAAATGCGTCGCATGGTCGAGACAGGCGTCAACACAGACAAGACTTGCCAAGATGCCTTTGATAGGTATTTGACCGAGGTGTCAGTGCACAAGCGCGGCGAGAAGTGGGAGAGAATTCGCCTGGGCGCCATCGCAAAACAGAAAATCGGCAGCACTGTTTTTGGGAAGATGATGCTGAGCGAAATGACATCGGACTTGCTCGGCCGGTGGCGGGACGGGCGCCTCAAGACGGTGGCCGGATCGACGGTGAACAGGGAGTTGAATCTGCTCTCCCACGTGTTCACGACCGCCAGGCGAGAGTGGAAGTGGATCGCAGCAAGCCCGACTGCTGACGTACGGCGACCGAAAGAGGCACCCCCAAGGGATCGACGGATATCCGAGGACGAGATTGATCGTATATGCTTCGCACTAGGGTATTCGGGCGGCGTGACCAGTAAGTCCGAGGCGGTCGCGGTGGCGTTCCTTTTTGCGATCGAGACTGCGATGCGAGCGGGCGAGATTTGCAGCCTGACATGGGTAAATGTTCGTGATGACGTGGCGCTCCTGCCGCTTACCAAAAATGGATCAAAGCGCGAGGTTCCGCTGTCACCGCGTGCCATCGAGTTATTGGGGCAACTGCCGAAGGGGGAACCTACCGACGCTTGTTTCGGCGTCGGGGCAAGCAGCCTGGATTCATTATTCAGGAAGGCAAAAGGTAGGGCACAGATTGAGGGGCTGACCTTCCATGACACGCGCCACGAGGCGATCACGCGGCTGGCCGCCAAGCTCAACGTTCTCGAGTTGGCCAGGATGGTCGGCCACAAGGATCTGCGCATGCTCCAGATATATTACAACGAGAGTGCCAGCAACATCGCGAAGAAGCTGTAGCACGTACCTGGCCAGCGGCGCGGCCGGCGCTGGCTCAGTTCTTCTCCTGGTACTTCAGCGCCCAGTCGATCACATCCTTCGCCTTGTACAGCGGGTGGGCGCGCGTTTTTGTCGGTAGCCTGATGGCTTTCGGGAACGAAGGCAGGCAGGCGATGGTTTGCCGCACCACCTGCGGGTCGCGCTTGAAGTATGCGGCAACCATGGCCATGTCCCACAGGTCTACGTTCAGGGGAATTGCCGGCTGGGCGCGCTTTTCCAGGGCCTCGACCAGTCTCTCAATAAATTCCATATCACTCATATTCACGGCTGGGTCTCCTGGTTGGTTGAGGTATTCGGATATGAGCTGGCGGGCTGGCCAGGCTCGTTACTGCCCGTGCAGTCGTGCCGGTGGTCGTTCGCGCGCGGGCAGCGCTTGTTGCCGCAGGTGGGGCACAGCACCATGCGCGAATCCTGCATCGTCACAGGGCGGCAAGTGGCACACCAGCACGCTGACACCGGCTTGGTCGGGGGCAGTACCGGGGCCGGCGCTGGCAACGTGCGTACGGCCGCGTCCCACTCCTTGCGGCAATCGTCCAGGCTGGCGCGCACGTCCGCCGGCAAGGCGTCGCTTTGCGCCAGGTTGAAGGCAAGGTTGGCCAGCTTGGCGCCAGCGGTGCGCATGGCGTCCATCATGCACCACCTTTCCAGTCGAATGCGAAGCTGGCGCCAGCAGCGAATGCCTTCCGCAGCACACCGTCCATCGGACCGTCGCTGGGGTACCCTTCTTTATCACAGAACGCGGCCAGGGCGGCCTCGATTGGCACCTCCGCATTCGGGGGCGCTGGCAGCGGCGAGTGCTTTGGCTTGGCGGCCTGTTTTGCGCGGATCGTATCTACCTTCGTCCAGATGCGCGCCAGCTCGGTTTCGCCGGCAACGTGCATGTCCATGTCCTGCGCAAGGCACAGCGCCGCCAGCGTGACCATCACGCCACCAACCTCCTGCGCCGGCTCGCCGACTGGCCGGCCATACACATAGTCCACCAGCTGGTGCGCCTCGCTGGCCGTCATGCCGCTGGCCTGCACCAGTTCAGTGGATTCCTCGAAGAAGCGGTGGTTGCGTTCGTCCTTGTCGGCGGAAATCTCGGCGCCGAAGCACGCCATCATCCACGGCTGCACGCGCTGCTGGAAGAGCTGCACGCTGGCGGCAGGACCAAGGGTGGCGAAGAGGGCGCGCCAATCTTCGATTTCCAAACGCATGCACTCGATTTTCGCAGGCGACCCAACACCATGGTTGTAGCGGTCCTGCCACCGTTGGACGGGCGGCGCCGGCTGCTGCACTGGCTGCGTCGGTGCGCTGGCGGCGCGCAACGCCGAGTCGATGAACTCGGCCTCGTACGCATTCAGGCCGCGCACGGCCGTGCCGTCTGGGGCGCACAGTAGCCAGCCTGGCTCCCCGGTTGTTTTCGTCTCGCGCTCGACGTATGCGCCGTGCGAGAGGTCGATGCGCTTCACGCCCGGTGGCGCTTGGCGGTTTTCGTGGTCAATCATGTTGGTTGCTCCAGTATCGTAATTTCAGACGGCGGCACGGGCTCGGCGCTGCCCTCCAGATAGACAACCATTTCGCGGTCGCCCTTGTGCCAGCAGAAGCCAGCGATGAATTTCTTGAGGCCGTCATGCATCACCGGCCGCGCGAGCTGCTTGGCGCGGTGAATGCGCAAGTCGTGCTGGTCGGCCAGATCCTGTTCCGTGGGCGCCGGCACCTGGTCGCGCCCGCTCACTTCGACATCCAGTCGCAGAGCAGGGCGGCCACGGCCAGGCCGTACAGCTTGAGGGCGCCGATGCAGGCGACGCGGCGAGCGGTGAGGGCCCGGCCGGTCACGGCGTCACCTGCTTTAACTCGACAACCCACACCCAAGGATTTGCGTCGTAGCTGCCAGCGCCGTTGATGGATTCCCAAAGTTCTTTCCAAACGCGGAAGCCATCGGTGGCTGGGCGGAAGTCGTAGATTGACCTGGCCAGGCCTTCCTTACAGATGTCGCCCAGCGTAATGTTGTTCAGCCGCTCCGCGCGCGCACCCGTAATCCGGAGCCGGATCCGGCTGGCAGCGCGCGGCATGAAAATGGCCGGGCGCCGGTACCAACCAGGCAGCGTGCCGCCGCGACCTCGGGCCAGCGGCACAGCCGGCGCGTCGGCGTCGTATTGATAGGCGCGGTCGCACTCGGCGGTCATGTCGATGAAGTGCCACTCGTCACGAGCCTTCTTCTCGCTGAAGCGTGTTTCCCAGCGGCCGTAGGCAAAGAACGTCTCGCGAACCCACAGGTGGTCGCCCATCCGGCCATAAGGGCAGACCAGCATGTCGCTCACGTAGTCGGACAGGCCGACGTCCTGTCCCGGCTCGTACATCTTCGGCTGCGGCTTCACGATCCGGCGGGTTTGCGACTTGATTCCGGCCAGTGTGGCGCGCACCATGGCGCCGTTCATGAGGATAGGGCGCTCTTTCATGCCACCCCCGGGAAGCCATCATGCTGCACGCCGTCCAGCAGGCGGCCGGCGGCGCGCTTGCCGATCTTCAGCATCCCATTGCCTCGATCTTCGAAGACGCCACGGAAAGCCAATGCGCCATTGATCCCTTGCCCGTCTTTTAATGCCGCGTGATGCTGTTCCGTCGATGGGCGGCCCCACTCGCCCCATTGCTTGAACAGGAACGGCACGCCGGCGGCGGCGCATTGGTCGCGCAAGTCGCGCACCCAGTCCGGATGCATCGGGCGCGCGCCAGGCCCGGACTCGCCACCGACGATCACCCAGTCGATGGATTGGCCGACAGGCAGGTGCACGTCGTGCAGGAAGAGGCCGATGTCGATCTCGCCCAGCATCGGCTCGATGCTCAGGAACCGGTGCGCGGCCGGCGTGGCCAGTAGCCTCGGTATGTCGCGGTCGGCTTCTTCCTGGCTGACGACAGTGGCGCCCAGCAGAACGTTACGATGGCCCAGCAACCAATCACCGGTACGCGCCTCGCGCACCATGCGTGCGACGTTGCCGATGCGCTTCGTCAGCAGCAGCCAATCCAGGTTGGGTGTTAGTTCGATCAGGTCGAGCAGGTCGCGGCGCCAAGCTGGATCGACCTCGTTGTCGAACACGTCGGCCAGGCTGGCGCAGAACACACGCTGGCGCCGGCCGTGCGCGGCCATGAAGTCAGCGGCCGCCGCGTTCCATGCCAGCGGCTTGCGCCAGTTCGCGGCGCTGGTGCGGCGGCGCGGCGCGCCCGGGCCCCAGTTCACGGCCGTGCCGCCGGCGAAGCGCGCGTTGCGCGTCTCAGCGTAGCAGTGGTCGCAGCCTGGGCCGACTTTGGTGCATCCTTCCCAGCTGTTGAATGTATGATCGCACCATTCTATTTTTGATAATTCAGCCATGTTATTATTCCTAGGTAACTTTTTAGGGGAGCAATATGGAATTTCTTTTTCAAGAGCCAGGCGTAAGAAATGGATATGTCATTGCCAATGCGGAAGGTCACTGGGTCTCGATTGGAGTAAGTGAGGGCTACGGGGCGGCCACCAAAACTCATGCCTTTAAATTTCAGGGCGATCTTCGAATAGCTAATTACGACACCAACCATATGAACAAGCTGTGCCGTATCGCAATCGCCAAGTTCTTAAAAAATCGTGGTGCATATGCATCGCTGAGCTACATTGATGAGCACGACGAGGCATGGGGTGGCAAGCTGCTCGAAGTCGCCTGAGAAGAGCTGTGATTTCGTAACTCACGATTTCCATTCGAATGAGCCGGCCCAACGACCGTGCCTTCCATTGCTTCCAGCAGGCGCGCCGCCCGGTTATAGCCGATTTGAAGGTGGCGCTGGATCAGCGAGATAGATGCGCGCTGGTTGGTGCGCACCACGGCCACGGCCTGGTCGTACAGCGGATCGGTGGGCCTGCCGTCGCCGGCTGGTACGTCGGCGCCAGGCTCGTCACCACGCGCTGCTCGCGCACCGGCTCGTCGCCGGCTGCCGGGCGCGGGCCCGGTTCCACAATTTCCACCGCCGCAACCAGGAACAGTTGGGCCGAAGTCGAGCCTTTGGCTTGCTCCTTCGCCAGCGCGATGGCTGCCTCGAGGGCGCCGCCGGCGTCATCCATGCGCTCCCGGACGCGCGCCATGTAAGGCGCGATGGTCTGCTCGTATAGGGTGCCCAGCACGTCGCGGTGGAGCGCGCGCTGCTTGTACAGTTCCGCGCCCAGGCGCACGGCCCGCTCGATCTTCGGCTGGCCGACCGGCGCCGCGCGTGTGTCTTCGCCAGCATCGCCCACCGTCGCTTCGCCGCCCAGCGCTTCCACCACGTCCGCCAGCATCTTCGCCAACTCGCCGGTCATGAGCATGAAGTCGCCGTCGAAGCGCTCGTCGTCGTTGCGGCTGGTGCCGCGCGTTTCCTCGGTTAGCACGTCCAGCGCTTTGACCGACTTGATGGCCAGGCTTTCGTCCAGCACGAAGCTGATCTTGCTTTCCCAGGTCATGGCCAGGCGTGTGCATTGTTTGCCGGCCTTGAAGTGACGGCGCAACTCGTCCGGTTCGAGCGTGTGGCGCTTCCACTGAACGGTGGCCTTGCTCTCGCCGGTGGCGCGCAGCGTCGCATCTTGGTCGATGGTGAAGCCGGCCGGCGCTTCATCGGTGGAGAGCCACTCGGTCATCACGCCCACCGGCGAGCGCTGCACGCGCAGGCTTTCCAGCGGCAGCTTGTCCACCGCTTTGAGCAGCAGCTTGATCACTTCGTCTGCCTTGCTCGGGCTGGCCGCGTCCACCACCAGCCAGCCGTTGACGGGATCGATCCAGACCAGCGTTTGCGACTTGATGGCGAAGGCACGCGGCAGCAGTTCGTCGGCCACGCGCTCCTTCAACTCCTTCATGGCCTTCTTGCCGGGCGCGAAGCCCTGCGCTTCTTCCATTTCGGCGGCGCGGGCTGCGGCCACCTGGTTGACCACGGTCGAAGGCAGCAGCTTCTTCTCGGCTTCGAGCTTGATGAGCATCTGCTTGTTGACGGCGTGCACCAGGTGGCCGTGCTGGCGCGGCGCGGACCAGCCCTGGCGCAGCAGCTCGTTGCTGCTGGCTGGCGTGAAGGCGTGAGTTTCCAGCGCGGCGGCCAGCGCCTCGGCGGTCATTGCCCACGGCGCGGGCAAGCGGTAAATTTGAAGGTTCTTAAACATTATGATCCTATTCTGGAAATGCGACACCGCGAGCGGAGTCAAAGGCGAAAAATCAATAAACTGCGCAGCTCGGAGCCCCATCAGCGATCGTGATTACCACCGACAGGAACAGGCGCTGCGCCACCGCGCGCGTCTCTTCCAGCGTCAGGCCGGTGATGGTGATCAGTTCACCGCTCGGGCGTTGGACCACCGCACCCAGCGTGCCTTTGTCGTCGAGCTGGCCGACCTCGACCAGCGTGCCGGCGGCGATCATGCTGGCACCGCCTCGGCAGCCGGTTGTTTGGCTGCGTCGTACTTTTCGATGCCCCAGGCCAGCGCGTAGCAGCACCAGACGATGCTATGCGTGTATTCCGTAAAGTCGCGCTCGAACAAGTCTTCGAACTGCCAGCCGTGGCCGCACTTCGATAGGGCAGTCGGCCCAAAGTGGAAGTCGTAGGCCGCGTATTGCGCACGGTCGCCGCCTTCCTCCAGTGCACCCAGCACCTGATGCTCGACGGCCTCCCACAGTTCCCGCCGACCTTCCTTGTCGAGCGAGTCGCTTTCCTTCGCGTCGCGCATCCACTGCACGCGATACTCGTTGATAACCCGCTTGAACTTGTCTTCATCGAATGCCTTCGGCTTGCCGCCATGGCGGCTGCCGTCGACCGCGATCAGCTTCTCGGTCCAGTAGCTCAGGTTGATGCCCAACTTCCGCCCGCGCGACTGGTTGTAGGCCCGGTCAGTGCGGAAGAACTCGAACATGTCCGTCAAGCGCTGAAACACATACGTGCCCATGTCGCCGGTATAGCAGAGGTGGCCGGGCCAGGTGATCAAGTCGAAGAACATGTCGCTGCTGTCGGGCTTCTTGAATCGGATGTGGCGGCTCACGCCGTCATCGCGGATCACGGTCATTTGGTGCTGCGCCACGTCGCGCAGGAACCGATCTTCGGTACAGGCGGCGGTCATGGCGCCACCACCTGCGCCACGCGGCGCGCCCACACCCAGTACGGACCGTCTTCGGTGTCGTGGATCGAGATCGTGAACCAGCCGTCACCCGCCGGCGGCGATGGATTCCAGCCTGCGATGCTGGCCGAATCCTGGTCGTAGTACGAAACGTAGGCCGGGTGGTCGAGGTCTTCTTCTTCCAGGCTGGAGTACGATATTTCCAGGCTCTGTGCCAGAAGCCATGCCTTGTATTCCGCGACCTGTCCTTCGTGAAAATCTGGTACGCCCGGGTGGCTCCACCAGCCGTCGCTGTCGCGCTCGACTGGCGCCGGCTGCAGCAGGTCCAGCGTCGCTACCTTCGGCGGAAGGGCGGCGCGATGGTTTGCCGGCCGGCGCGCTAGCGCGCAGAGGTGGCCGGCGCTCAGCAGCACCGCGATGCTGCCCATCAGCGCGAAGATCGCCGCTACGGTCTCGTTGTTCATGCCGCACCGCCCAGGTCGGCCACGTCGATCACGATGCCACGGCAGTACACGATGCCGTCTTCCATGATGTCGAAGGTCGCGTGCGGGATGTCGGTGCGGTAGGTCCAGCTGGTGTCTTCCTCGGAGGCCCACAGGGCCTCGACCTTGCGCGCCAGCGGTTCGCGGGCGAAGAAGTCCTTGAGCTCGACATCGCCCTCGATGCTCTCGCTCTTCGGCAGCAGACCCTGCGAATCGAGCAGCACCGTGCCGCCGTCATAGCAGCCGAATTCGTCATCGATGGTGCCGCGCAGTTCCATCAGGTCGTCACTGGCGCCGAAGATCACCAGCAGGCCGGCCGCCTTGGCCTGGGCCTGCTCTTCCTTCGTGAGGTCGAACGGGTATTCGCGGCCGTTCAGCGCCATGGCCAGCAGCTCCTTGCTCAGCTTGAATGTCGCAGCCGGCGCAATTGGCGCGCTCGACAACCGCACTGCGGATTGATAATTTTGGATAACTGCGTTCATGCTTCTCTCCTGGTTGGAAGACTTCGTTGTTGCCGCCGGTGGCGGATGAATTCGTGGTGCTGCGGCGCCGGCTACTTATCGACCTTGCCGGTCCACAGTTCTTGCTCGCGCTGTGCTGCGCGGGCGTCGGCTTCCTGCATGTGGCCGTAGGTAGTCGCGACGAGTGTGAGGAGGGTGCCGATGGTCAGGATTTCACGGAATCTCATGACCGCACCATGGCGGTTACGCCCAGCGCGCCGGCGTCGTACAGCTCGTCGCAGATTGCCTTGATGGCGCCGATGGCCGTGCGGTACTCGACGTGGCCATCCTCGTGCTTGATGGTGAGCTGGTAGATCATGGCGCCACCAAAGATTGCAGGGCACCGAACCAGAGTGCGCCAGCGACAGCGCTACCCAGGACAAAGCCAGCGGTGGCGCCGACCAACGCGGCGCGGATGTAGCGGGCCTTCACGATGAGGCTCCTTCACGGTCGGTCATCTGCAGGCGAATCGCATTGCGGCCGGGCGTGGCGGGCGCGCTGTAGCAGCCTCCGGCGGGGACGCACTCAGCCGCGTCCAGGTTGCCGCTGGTGAGCGCATCCTCGAAACCGCTGTCCTGGTAGTCGAAGGCGAGGGCGCTCGACACAGCGAGGCGCGAAGCACGGCCGGCGGTGATGTGGGGGGCGATCACTTGGCCGCCTGCTTGGCGGCGTATTCGGCTTCACCGCGGCTGGCGGCTTCGGCAAGGGCTTGCAGTTCTGCTGGTGACATTTGTTCTCCATCGCATTGGTGTATCGATGGGTGAACTTTACCCTTGGGTAAATAAAAAAGCAATACCCTTAGGTAAAACCGAGGTAAATTTTTTTTAAAAGGGGGGTACCTTCCCGCTGCCGTGAGTTGGAGACGATTTGGGCGCACATGGTTACGGGCGTGAAAAAGCCCGCTGACGCGGGCTGGTATTTTTGATCAAGCTTGCCTGACGCATAATAGCGGTTTGGCTGTCCCTTATGCAGGCAACACCGCGCCGCAGCTGGCACAGGATGCATCATCGCCTTCGCCCATGTGGAAGCATTTAGGGCAGATGGATGGCACTTTTGCGGCAGCCCGCTGTTGCATAGTGGCGGCATCCCCATCCAGATTCAGCACCCTTTTCACCGCTTCCTTTTCGGCAGCTACATCCGAATGGCAATGCTTGCAACGAATCGCGGACCTCTTGATCTCCTCTGCGCAGAAAGGGCAGGGGCGATAATTCATCTGCGGAGTTACGGACTGCTTACTTGAATCATTGGAGGGTGACGATGATGGCGAAGCTTTTGAAACCGTAACTACCGGAACATTCTTGTAAGCCCACACAAGAGCGATCACCCAGGGAATTAACATCCAACCAAGTAACAAATTCAATACAAAAATCGAAGTCTTATCCGCGTGACCTCTCTTCGATGCCACAATAGTAGGCAAAAAGTAAATGTAAAGGCCTACTGCACTGATAAGTAGCAACGCAATAAACCCGACCACACTAGCTTCGCCCATCTCATCCCCTTAGCCGGCATAAGCGTGCCGTTTCGCCGGGGAATTGTACTAATAATTGGCGACTGGAAATCTAACCAATTATCACTAAATGTGGTCAGTCTCTCGCTTTACCACCCTGCCAATTATGCCGCAGTCACCGCTTCGACAACCTTTGGGGCGGTGACGCGTCTGGTCGGGGTTGTCCGAGAAAAGCCACCAGTCGCCGCGCTCTTTCACCAAGCGCTTGATCACCGATTCGCCGTCGTAGTTGAAGGCGTAGACAGCGCCGTCCTTCATGACCTTGTCGGCCGTGTCGATGATCACAACGTCGCCCTCGTAGAGGTTCGGCTCCATGCTTTCACCGGCCACTGTCATGGCGATCAGGGTAGCGGGGTTGATATTCTTTCGGTCCGCCCAGTTTTTTTTCAGGCTCACCGTGTCACCGTCGTAAATGTCGGGGATCGTCTGGAAGCCTGTGACGCCTGCACGCAGCTGCAACTTCACCTTCTTGATGAAATAGAAATGTGGGTCGCCAGGCTCAGCAATGACCACCCGCATTGATCCAGGGACAAGGGTTGTCGGGTCGCCAGGAACATCGAGTCCGCCCTTGGGAAGATTGAAAGCCGCCTCGATGCGGTCAACCATGTCCTCGCCGATACGTTTGTAGCCGTCCTTGGAGGGGTCGTAGAGCATCCTCGACGCGTACGAGGCCGAAACTTCGATTCTCTCAGCCAGACGAGCCGCCTTGCCCTCGCAATGTTTGTGCATGAGTGCGATCAAGTTCTGTCGGCGCTGTTCGTATTTATCCATTTCGCTATTTCATCACTCATTTACCGATAGGTAAATTCCCTATAGGTATTGACTTTGTCTTTACCCATGGGTAAATTACGTCCATGGACAAACTACTTAAATTCCTGAACAGCCTTCACCCCGACGCGCGCAGCACTTTTGCCGCTGCTTGCGGTACCAGTGTCGGTTACCTGCGCAAAGCAGTCAGCAGCCGGCAGCTTCTTAGTGCCGCCACTTGCGTGGCAGTCGAGCGCGAATCGAGCGGGGAGGTAGTCCGCAAAGACCTCCGCCCGGACGACTGGCAAAACATCTGGCCGGAACTCGCGCCATCGTGCGCCACCACCGCGCCCACTGCCGTGACCCCGCTCAATCGCACCGGAGAGGCCGCATGAAAGCCGTACTCAACCGCATCGCTGAGATGCTCGGCTACGTCCCAGCGCCGGGCAAGTCCGCCTCCAGCACCATCCCGCTCGAGCTAAAGTTCCAGATCGACACTGCGCCACTGGATGCCGCGATAGCGAAGCTCGACCAGGTGGCCGACGCCGCGCGCGGCACCGAGGCCGCGATCAACGAAGCCCTGCTTGCGCAAGAGGGCGAGTTCATCACTTCCGAACTGGTGCCCGACGAAACCCAAGCCCTGATCCTGGCTGAAATGCGTAAGCAGACCACCTTGCTCGAAGTGCTGGCGAAGCAGGGCGATATCACCGTCGCGGCGCGAAGCACCGCCTGCGCCGATCTCTGCTCGGTCGTTCGCCCCGCCACCGGCGCTGCCGCATCCGGCCTGCCTGGCTGACGGCGCTCACCATCCCGAATTTGTAACGTCGCCGGCCCTAGACCTGCCGGTTTAAATCCTGAAGTCCGCATCACTATAGGAGCAACACATGAGAACTACCCAACGCAAGCCGGATCCCCGCTTGAACGTCGTCAAGGTCTACCTCGGCGACGAGGAGCAGGCCACTTTGCAAAGCCACTGCGCTGCAGCAGATATCAGCATCAGCGGATTCCTCCGCCAGGCTGGCATGCGCATCGCGACGGCACACCAGCAGGTTACCCGTTTCCCGAGTCGTCAAGAAGGGGCCGGTGCAGGCCTGCGCCGGGCCTTCTCGTTCCCAGGGCAGGCCCAAGGCGTGCGCCGCGTTTCGCGCGGTGCGCTGCGCCCGATGCGTTCCTGAATCAACCAACGGCCCGCCGACCAGCGGCCAACCATCGCAAGGAGCATTCGTGGATTTCCAACTCGCCGGCGTCACCACCATGACTAGCCTCGAAATCGCAGAACTGACCGGTAAAGAGCACGGCCATGTTCGCCGCGACATCGCGCGCATGCTCGATCATCTGGGAAAAGATCCATCCAGCTTTGGATACATCTATCAGGACAGCTACAGCCGCGATCAAGAGGCATATCACCTGCCGTACGACGAGACTGTTTGCCTGCTAACCGGTTACGACCCACGTGCACGCATGGCTGTTATCAAACGATGGCGGGAACTGGAGGCGGCAGCGGCGCGGCCGCAATTGCCTAGTGTGCCGCAGACATTCGCGCAAGCGCTGCGCCTGGCCGCCGAGCAGGCCGAGGTGATTGAGCAGCAGGCCCTCGCACTGGAGGCGGCGAAGCCAGCCGTCGAGTTCGTTGACCGCTACTGCGACGCCACCGGCGCGCTGGGCTTCCGCCAAGTGGCCAAGGTGCTGAAGGTGAAGGAGCACGTTTTCCGTGACTTCCTCATCGAGAAAAAAATCATGTATCGCCTCGGCGGCGCGCTGGCGCCAATGGCCGCGCACCTCGACGCCGGACGTTTCGTGGTCAAAGCGGGCCACGCCCAGGCGAACAACCACGCATTCAACAGCGCGCGCTTCACTCCGAAGGGCGTCAACTGGGTGGCTGGCGAGTTTGCGAAGTACCAGGTCGAGCACCAGCTCGCCCATCACTGACGGAGATACGAATGCATAACGAAAAGAATAGCGCGCCGACCGCTGGCCCACTGCCGGCGCTGCCCGACTGGTGCTTTCGCGACGACCTGGGCGGCCTGGTGTCGAGCGAGATCCGCACGGCGCTGAACGAGCACGCGCGCGCCGCCTGGAACATGGGCCTGGACGCCGGCCTGCTGCACGCGCACGCGATCACCGACACCGGCTTGCCCGAGTTGCGCGACCACTTGGCCACGGCCAAGGTCACGGGTAACTCGGTCACGCTGTCGGCGGCCGCCGCTGCCGCGCTTCACCTGGCGATGACCACTCCACCGCAGCAATCGGCCGCACGTCAAAGCGCTGCCCTGGTGGACTGGGCGGCATATATGGATGGCCCTGAACTGCAGGAACTGAAAGCCGAGGCCCTCGCGCTGGCCGCCGACGGCGCCAACTGGAGCATGGAAGTCGGCTGCATGTTCATGCTGGCCATGATCGAGCGCATCGAATCGAGCGGCGCGCAGCAGTCCACCGGTGCCGCGCCGCAGGCATTGGAGCTTTGCAAGTGAGCGCCGACCTGCGTACCGCCGTGATGGCTGCGATGGAAAAGGCTTGCCGCCGCAAATTCCTGATACCGCACTCGCTACTGCGCGATAAATGGGTGGACTGCGACGACAAGGCTGCGCGCTACGGCGTCTCCACCCGCGAGATCGCCAGCGCGTCCCGGGCGCCGAGCTTGGCGCACGTCCGCCGCATTCTCCACGCGGAAGTGGCGGCCGGCACGGTGCTGATCGAAAAATCCTACGCCACCAGCATCCGTTGGTGGCCGGCGGGCTTGCTCGAAAAGCTCCAGGCGGACACCGGCGCCGGAGCACCGCCATGACACCAGGCCCCGTGCCGCCCAGCGTGCGCGAACTGCTGGATTACTTGATCACCGAACACCGATTGAAAAATTACGCCGCGCTGGCGCGGGAAATGGGCGAGACAAGCGCAACGATCAGCCGCCTGTTGCGGGCTGGCCAGCGCCTCACGGCAAAACAGATTTTGCACATTCATGAGTACTTCGGCATGAACGTGCAGGAAATCCGAGAAAGGTCAGGGCAGTACGACTGATCGCGGAAATAGAAAAGCCGGCGTGCAGGCCGGCTTCGTACAACAAACTACTTTGGAGTAGCGATGATATCACACAAGCAAGCGAGGTCCGAATCGTGACGACCTCGATCAACTACACCGAGAGCAAGACCTTGGCCGCCGTCAAAGATTGGCGCACCACGGACAAGGCCAAGATCGGCGCTGCGCCGGCCGATAAGGGCAGCGCGATCAAGAACCACCGCCACAACGAGCAGAAGCTGCGCGATTGCGCCGACCAGCTCATGAAGGTGGAGGGCGCCCAGCCATGAGAAAACTTCCTGAACCGAGTACCGGCGCCCGCAAGCTGCTGGTCGCGCTGCTCGACGGCCCCGGCACCTTCTACCAAATCTGCGAGCGCCTCAATATCGACATCGAGTCGAATCGCGCCGAGTTCATCCAGCGCGAACTGTTCAACCGCCTCGTCGAAGGCGGGCATGCCTACCTGGTTGGCCTGGTCTACAGCATCACCACGCCGGCGCGCAACGTCCTGGCGCCGGTCGCGCCATACGTTGGCCAGGTGGCCGGCCCGGCATACCGCCGCGAGTCGCAGGTTTCTGGCGTCACCATTGCGCGCCGCGCCGCTGGAGCGCGAGCATGAGGCGCGACGACTTCACCATGTCGCTCGACCTGGGTCACGAGTTGATCATCGACAACTTCGCGGGCGGTGGCGGCACCAGCACCGGCTTGGAAGAAGCGTTCGGCCGCCCGGTCGATATCGCCATCAACCACGACCCCGAAGCCCTGGCCATGCACGCCATGAACCATCCGCACACCAAGCACCTGTGCGAGAGCGTGTGGGACGTGGACCCGATCAGGGTCACGAACAACCAGCCAGTGGGTCTAGTCTGGCTGTCGCCCGACTGCAAGCATTTCAGCAAGGCCAAGGGCGGCACGCCGGTGGCGAAGAACATTCGCGGGCTGGCCTGGGTGACGCTACGCTGGGCTGCGAAATGCAAGCCGCGCGTCATCATGCTCGAGAACGTCGAAGAATTTAAGACCTGGGGCCCGCTGCTGGTAGACGCTGACGGCAATTTCCGTCCGGACCCGGCGAAGAAAGGCAAAACGTTCGAGAGCTTCCTGCGCCAACTGCGCGCCCACGGGTACACGGTCGACCACCGCGAGCTGCGCGCCAGCGACTACGACACCCCCACCATTCGCAAGCGATTCTTCCTGGTCGCCCGCTGCGACGGCCTGCCGATCCGCTGGCCGGCGCCGACGCACGGCGCCCCGACCTCGCCCGGCGTGCTGGCCGGCAAGCTGTTGCCGCACCGCACGGCTGCCGAATGCATCGACTGGGACATTGCTTGCCCATCGATCTTCGAGCGCAAGCGCCCGCTGGCGCCGGCCACGCTGCGGCGCATCGCCAAGGGCATCATGCGCTACGTGGTGGACGCGCCCGCGCCGTTCATCGTGGGGCAGGGCGGTCCGATCTATTCGGGCAAGCCCGTGTCGGCGGCGCAGCCGTTCGGCACGCTGACCGCCGAGAACCACCGCGCTGTGGTCCTGCCCACCATCGTTCCGGTGACCCATCAAGGCAGCGACCGCAATGAATCGGTGAACGAGCCGTTCCGCACCATCACCGGCGCGCAGCGTGGCGAGAAGGCGCTGGCCGTGGCTTCGATGGTGCAGGTGGGCTACGGTGAACGCGAGGGCCAGGCGCCGCGCGCGCTCGACATCGAGAAGCCGCTGGGCACGATCACAGCTGGCGGTGGCAAGGCCGCACTGGTCAGCGCATTCCTGAACGAGCATGCCAACTCCAGCAACCAGCGCGTGATGCCTGTGAACGAACCGCTGCGCACGATCTGCGCCCAGGTGAAGGGCGGCCACATCAGCGCTGTGTCCGCGACGCTGGTAGGGGTGGGCGGCCGGGCCGGTGACAGCCGCCCACGCGGCGCCGACGAACCTGCAGCGACCATCACAGCCAAAGGTGACACCGCTCTGGTCACTGCCCATATTCAACGCGATATGGGCAAAAGCGTGGGTCATCCCGCTGATGCGCCATTGGGTACTACGACGGCCGGCGGCGGAGGGAAGTCCGCGCTGGTCACCGCGCACATCACGAAGTTCCGCACCGGCGCCACCGGCAGCGACATGACGGAGCCGGTACCGACGATCACGGCCGGGCCGAAGGAAAACCCGGCGGGCGCGCCGCACGCGCTGGGCATCGTTACCGCAAATCTGATCCACATGGGCCACGGCGAGGGCAAAGAAGGCGGCAAACGTTTCAGCCACGGAATCCGCGATGTCGAGCAGCCGATCAACACGATCACCGCGAGCGGCGCCACGGCCGGGATCGTGACCAGCAGCCTCGTGAAGCTGCGCGGCACCAGCAGCACGGCCAGCGTGGAGGAGCCGCTTCACACAATCAGCGCCGGCGGCCAGCACCATGCCGAGGTACGCGCTTTCCTGCTCAAGTACTACGGCACTGACCAAGACCCGCGCCTTGAGGAGCCGCTGCACACCGTCACGACGAAGGACCGTTACGGACTGGTCACGATCCAGGGCGTGGACTACCAGATCGTGGACATCGGCCTTCGCATGCTGGACCCGGCTGAGCTGTACCGCGCCCAGGGCTTCCCTGCTGACTATGTAATCCGCGAAATCCCGAACCCGGCGCTGCTGTTCAAGGACGGCCACCAAGTCGACGGCAGCCCGCTCGACCTGCCGCGCGTGGCGCTCACGAAATCAGCCCAGGTACGCATGTGCGGCAACAGCGTTTGTCCGCCGATGGCGCGCGCACTGATCCATGCGAACTTCATGCACGAGCGCGAAGTGGGTTGGGTGGCTGCATGATCCCGCTAGCTGAAATCATCATCGTCGACGTCGCCATAGAGCTCACTTCGGGTTGGGGGAGCCGCATGCGTTTTGGCCGCTTGCCGACATTGCCGGGCAAGCACGGTAAATCTTTCGGTCAAGTCGCGCGCGGAATTGCACCAGGATTTAGCGACGTCGAAAGGCAAAGGACCAGCCTGCACATTGGTCGTTTCTACGTATCGGCGCACTTCAGTGCGCACTATCAACAACTGTGCCTGCGCGTACGCCAGTTTCGTGGCGCAGTTGTTGGGCATTTCTTCCATTGCTATCAGTTCGTCTGTAGAGGCGCCGGCAAACTCGATGGAGAGAAAATCTGCGGATTCTTCCGCGGGTGTCAACAGAAGCCCGTTTTCCAAGTTACGGAAAATGAATCTTGTCTGAAAACACCCGACTTGCGCCGCGAGTTGTTCAAGCCGCGGCGCCAGTGCTGCAGCAACTATTACGCTTCGTGCGGACTCCTGCCGTTTGCGCCTGCGCGTCTCCGTGCTGGCAATCCATATCGTTCCCGCGAGAGTTCCAATCGTCCCAATGGATCCGACCCAAGTTGCCCAATCGGACTTACTCAGTTCGCTTGCCAGTCCTGTTATCAAAAGCGCTGCACTAGTGCAAATCGCGAGCAGCGGATAGCGAACGAGTCGAGTTTTGAAGAATATGAATTTGGTTGCCATAAAGGAATCGTACCATGCACTACACATTGAACCAAGTTGACCGTCACCACCAGGTGATCCTCAACGAATCGGCGCCACCGGTGTTGATTCCAAAGCGTTGCGCTTGCGGCAAGGCCGCGCCCGCCAAGCAGCTGGTGCAGCACCAGCATTGCGTTGCCTGCCTCTTTGCCGCGCGCGTGGCGACGCTGCAGGACAACGACCTGGACATCCTGCACCACATGCTGGGCGCCACGCTGCATCACCCGAAAGCGCACTGGGGCTTCCGCAACCAGTACCTGGCCAACCGCCGCGACTTGGCTGCGCTCGACCGCCTGGTCGCCGCCGGCTTCGTGCGCACCGGCGCCGCGCTGGTGGGCCTGCGCTACTTCCACGCCACCCAGGACGGCTGCAAGCTGGCCGGCCTGAACTACGCGGCCATGAACCGCGCGATGGGAGCGAAGCCATGAGGGCGCGAATCATCGGCATGACCGAAGTCTTTGAGGTGATCGGGGAGGAATTTAGCATTCCCGGATCCACCGAGCGCTTTATCGTCCACATGACGATCGATTACATGCGCAAGCCATTCGTCGCCACGCACCTGGAGACGAGCCAAATCATCGGCGAGGGCGATACGATCGACGAGGCCATAAAAAACGGATGCGAGAAGTGGCTGGCGGCGACGCCGGAGCAGATCGCGGCACGGCTCAAGGAGCGACGGGAGTGGGTGGCTGGTCGCATGGCAGAGCTGGGAGCCAAGCCATGACGGCGCTCAAGGCCTACACCGTCTACGACGGCGGCGACCACAGCGTGATCGTTTTCGCCCGCCACAACGTGGTGGCGCGCCGCGAAGGCGCCAACGAACTGGACTGCGGTTTCAACGAGCTCGATTATTGCAAGCGCTCGCCGGAATTTGATAGCTACGCGCCGGGCCCGGTGCCACCGCTAGTAGCCATCGAGCACGGCTGGTGGTTCGAATGCTCATGCTGCAGTCGCAAGGTTGATGGCGACGTGCGCCAGGCTGCCGAAGACGAAGGCGAAGATGCCGACCTGTTCGGTGCCGTGGCCGATGGCCGCGCCGTTTATTGCAGCGAAACGTGCCGCATGAAGGAGTTCGCCGAGCACCAGGCGCGCAAGACTGCCGAAGTGGCGCTGATAGAGGTCTTCGAGTCGATATTTCCCGGAGCGACGATCAACCACGTTTACGCCAGCCTGGACGGGCACCGCCTGGAAGCAGCGCCACAATCCGAAGCTGCGCGCCGCCGCAGTTCCGGCAGTGCCGTCAACTTCACTTTCCCAGGCGGGAAGGGCGGCGCGCGCTGGCAGTTCGGCGACGAACTTGTATCTGTCAATCTGGATGACGTCGAAGGTTACTGCGCGTGGCGCGGCAAGCCGGTGCCGGAGGCATACCGCCAGCCCGAGGTGACGCCGTGAACCAGGCCGACATCTTCGCCGCCGGCGCTGTCCGGCTGCAAATGACCGATCCGATTCAGTTAACGGCGCAGCCACGAGTTGAGTTGCCCCTCGATCACTCTCGCGTCTGGTTCCACCTGCTTGCATGCCGATTGAATCTGGCGGAGCGCTTGATCAGCATCCCAATGATTTTTTATAGCCACTTGCTCGCATTCAGCACTCGATTTTGCAAGCCGCACGGTGCTGGCAATCGCAACAAGTTCAATCGCGCCGTAGACCACTGCGAGACAGAAAAGGGTGGGCTTGATGTATCTGATTATGGTTTCCATGGAGAAATAATAACATGATCCACTACCATGGCCTCCCAATCACACCCGCCACGGCGGCAGTCCGCGCTGTCAGCGGCGGTCACGCCTTCGTATCGTTCCGCCATCCCGAGCAATTGACCATTGCGCTGGAAGTGGCCCAGTCATTCGCCGTTGACAACGGCGCCTTTTCCGCCTGGAAAAGCGGCCGCCCCGTTACTGACTGGGAGCCCTTCTACGCGTGGGTGGCGGAACTGCATCGCTATCCAAATTTTGACTTCGCCGTCATCCCCGACGTTATCGACGGCGACGAAGCGGCCAATGATGCGCTACTGGCCGAATGGCCGTGGCGGCACTCCGCGCCGCACGTTGGCGCGCCAGTCTGGCACTTGCACGAGTCACTCGATCGCCTTGACCGCCTTGTGGCTGAGTGGCCGCGCATCTGCCTCGGCAGTTCGGGCGAGTTCGCGCAGATCGGCACGCCGGTATGGTGGACGCGTATGGCGGAGGCGATGGACGTGATCTGTGATCGCAGCGGTCGGCCCGGCGCCAAGCTGCATGGCCTGCGCATGCTCGACCCGGCAGTGTTCTCGCGCTTCCCGTTTGCCAGTGCTGACAGCACCAACATCGGCCAGAACGTCGGCATCGACTCAGCGTGGCGCGGCACCTACACGCCACCGACGAAGGAGGCGCGTGCGGCGATCATGCGAGAGCGCATCGAATCGCAGCAGTCGCTCACGTTTTGGCAGCGCACCGCGGCGCCGATTCAGGAGGGACTGTTTTGAAACGCTCCCCCATGAAGCCCGGCACCGCGCCGATGAAGCGTGGCGCGTTCGCGCGCGGCGAGAGACTCGAAGCCCGCGAAATGGCGAAGACTGTCGCCAAGGCCGCGCGCGAGAAGAAGCACAAGTGCGCTGTCCGCACCTGCCGCGCCGAGTTCGTTCGGCCCCAGCCGTTCGTCGTGTGGTGCTCACCCGAGTGCGGGACGTTTGTGGCGCTGGCCAAGGTCGCCAAGCAGCGCGCTGCCACGGCCAAGGCTGAGCGCAAGGACCGCCAGGAGAAGTTGGCCAAGTTCAAGCGCAAGGCTGACCACGTGGCCGACTGCCAGAAGGCGTTCAACGCCTGGGTGCGGTTCCGCGACCGTTTCGAGCCGTGCATCGATTGCGGCAAGCACGCCAGCGGCGACGCCCTGACCGGCGGCGCCTATGACGCGGGCCACTACCTGTCGCGCGGCAGCCACCCGCACCTGCGCTTCGACGAGCGGAACGTGTTCAAGCAGCTCAAGGGCTGCAATCGGCCCGGCGGCACCACGGCGGCATCGTTTCGCGCCGGCGTCGTCGCGCGCATCGGCCTTGCCGCCGTTGAGGCGTTGGAAGCCGACAACGAATCGCGCCACTACACGGTCGACGAGCTGATCGCACTGACCGCGCACTACCGCAAACTTTTAAAAGAACTGAAGGCGGCGGCCTGACGGCCGTTGCTCGACCAACCAAAACGGAAACACCATGAGCCCGGAACAAGCATACGAAGAAATTTGCAGGCTGGCGCGCGAGCACGCGCTGATCCTGTCTGCCGCCGGCGGCGTCACGACCATCGTCCACCCAGCAACTCAGCGCCGCGAGGGCCTGTTCGAACAGATCCAGCACATGCATGGCCTGGGTGCGCACCCCGACACGCTTGCGCGCGAGCGCGAAGCCGCGTTCAAAGCTCGCCAACTTCCGCTGCTGGGGGATGCATGACGATCAAGATACTTATCGGCGACGTGCGCGAACAGCTGCGCACGCTCGCCGCCGACAGCATTCACTGCTGCGTCACGTCCCCGCCTTACTGGGGGCTGCGCGACTACGGCGTCGAGGGCCAGATCGGCCTGGAGGCGAGCCCGGCTGAATTCATCGCCGTGATGGTCGACGTCTTCGAGGAGGTGCGCCGCGTGCTGCGCCCCGATGGCACCTGCTGGATCAACATGGGCGACAGCTATGCTGGCTCGTGGGGCAGCCAAGGACGTGATTACAGTGGCGTCGATGTGTCTGCACTCTCAGCGCGCCAGGTGATGGCGTCGCAGCGAAAAACTACCGGCACTGGCAGCGTTCGCGGTACCGGGTTAAAGCCGAAGGATTTGGTGATGATGCCGCACCGCTTGGCCATCGCACTGCAGGACGCTGGCTGGTGGGTGCGCCAGGACATCGTATGGAACAAACCCAACCCAATGCCGGAGTCGGTGCGTGACCGCTGCACGAAGTCGCACGAGTACATCTTCTTACTCACCAAAGGCGAGAAGTATTTTTACGACGCCGAAGCTATCAAGGAACCTGCGGTGAGCGCCGCCGACCACCCGCGCAACAGCTTCGCCACGAAGGATTACAACGTGCCTGGGCAGAAGTCCCAGAAACGCGTCGCGCGCGGCGTCGGTTTCGGGCATGGCACCGACGCCGAAACGCGCCAACGCGGCCGCGTTGAGGCGTCGTGCAGCAAGGACGGAGGTCGTGATGAGCAGGGCCTGCGCACGGCGTCTCGGATGGGCGGCGGCGCCGGCTTCCGTAGTGACCCTGCGTCACGTCCGGACATGCGCAATAAGCGCAGCGTCTGGACCATGGCCACGCATTCGTTTGCCGAGGCGCACTTCGCCACGTTCCCGCCAGAGTTACCCGAGAACTGCATTAAGGCTGGCTGCCCAGTGGGCGGCGTCGTGCTGGATCCGTTCTTCGGCGCCGGCACCACCGGCCTGGTGGCTGACCGGCTCCAGCGCGATTGCATCGGCATCGAATTGAATCCCGCTTATGCCGAGATCGCGCGCAAGCGCATCCAAGGCGAATCTACACTTTTTGCTGAAATCGAGGTAGCCGCATGAAGGCCGATCACCCACTCACCGCCCATCGCATCGCGGCCATCACGGCCGTGCTGCAAGATGGCCCGCTGTGCGCTCACGACGTGGCGCCGAAAATCTTTCTCTGCTACGGCCACACCTGGCGCGTGCTCAAGTTCATGCACACCCTGGGCCTGGTGCACATCGCCAAGTGGCCTTTGCGCTGCACACCGCGCGCCACCCGCGTCGCGGCGTATGCGGTGGGCGCCGGCATCGATGCCAAGAAGCCAAAGCGCCGCACTGGCCAGCAACGCCAGGCCCGCGCCAAGACGAAGCTGCGCGCCGATGTCGAGCGCTACGAGTTCCACCTGGCCAAATGCCGGGCGCGCAAGCGCAAACCGGCGCGTGATCCGCTGGTGGCCGCAATGTTTGGTGGGGTTGGGGAGGCACGGCCGTGAATTACTTCGAGCACCATATTGGCGACTATGACAAGAACACCTCGCACCTGACAGCGTGCGAGGACGGCATCTACTGCCGCATGATTCGGCGCTACCTTGACAAGGAATTACCGCTCGATCCGGACGTGGAGGAAATAAAACGCGTTGTGCGTGCGCGCAGTCGCGAAGAAAAAAAATCTGTCGATGCGATTCTCAAGGAATTTTTTTTCCTCGACACCGACGGCTGGCACCACAAAACATGCGACGAGATTATCGCGGCGTACCAGGCCGGTGAGCCTGAACGCGAGGCGAGAAAAGCGAACGAGGAAACTCGCGTGAAGCGGCACAGAGACGAGCGTGCAAGCCTGTTTGCCACTCTCACGGCCGCCGGCCAGCATGCCGCCTGGAACATTGGAATCAGGGAGTTGAGGGCGCTGGTGAAGGCGTTGCAGGAGCCGAAAACACCGGAGCCTGAAACGTCACCTGTAACGGCACCTGCAACGCCTGCAACGGCTACCCAAACACCAATACCCACTACCCATACACCAATATCTATAACTTCTTTGTCGGCGCTTCGCCCCGACGAGGCAGCAGGTGACGACAACCAAGGTGGTGATGAGGGCAAGGAACGCCGCAAGCAGCGCCGCAGCACGCCCGAAGACGAGGCGTGTGCGCGCTGGCTGTTCGGTCGCATCCTGGTGAACAACCCAGGCCACAAACCGCCCAGCTTCGAGGCCTGGTCGGAAGATGTGCGGCTGATGCGCGAGCGTGACCGCCGCACTCACCGCGAGATTTGCGAGTTGTTCAGCTGGGCGCAGGACGACGAGTTTTGGAAGGCCAACGTGCTGTGCCCCGCAAAGCTGCGGGACAAATGGGACCAACTGACGATTAAACGCGGCACGCCGCAGAAAGGCACGAAACATGGAAACTTCGCCGCGCAGGATTACCGGGCAGGGGTTAGCGCTGATGGCAAATTCTGAACGCCGGCCGCGCTACATGAGCGCGATCCTCGAAACCTGCCAGCTGCACGGCGAGTTCACGTCGTTGCTGCTGCCTGGCGGCTGGTCGAAGTGCGTGAAGTGCGAGCACGCTGCCGAGGCGGCAGTTACGGCAGCTGCACAGGCCTCCTGGCAGGCCGAACTGCGCGCTCGGGCGTGGGATGTGCGGCTGGGCCGCGCGGCGATCCCGGAGCGCTTCTCCGACCGCCGGCTGGGCACCTACGAGCCGACGTGCGACGAGGCCGAGAAGGCGCTGCGGATGGTAACCCGGTACGCGGAGAACTTCGCCTCGGTGCGCAAGGCCGGCGCCTGCTTGATCCTGTGCGGTGACGTCGGTACCGGGAAGACCCACTTAGCCGTCGGCGTCGCGCACGTGGTGCTGGAGCAGGGCGGGCAGGCCGTCTTCACGTCGGTAATGCGCGCGGTCCGGTCCGTGAAGGAGACCTATGCCAAGGGCAGCGGCCGCACCGAGGCCCAGGCCATCGCTGACCTGGTGGAACCGGACCTGCTGATCCTCGACGAGGTGGGCGTGCAGCACGGCAGCGACACCGAGAAGCTGGTGCTGTTCGAGATCATCAACGGCCGATACGAGGCTCGCCGTCCAACGATCGTGATCAGCAACCTGGCGATAAAGCTGCTCGAACAGTACCTGGGTGCGCGTGCATTTGACCGGCTACGCGAAGGCGGCGGGCAGCTGGTGGTGTGCGACTGGGAATCTTACCGGTCGCGACGAGCTGCCTGATGTGGGCGCGGCACATGGGCTGCCTGTCGCGAGTTGCCTTTCGGCTTCATCACAGCCCCGCCACGCGCCGAACGGAAGCACGTCGCTACCCGCCTATCAACCCTATGAAAATATTCGCTTAAAAGCCCGCTAATTCGGAAATCGATCAGTAAGGAAAACGTATGAAAAAATCGAACAAGGTAACGTTTGCGCTCGGTTGCGCAACCGTCGCGGGATCGTCAATGTCAGTGTTGGCGCCAAGGTGCCACCCATGAGCTATTCGCTGTTCAAGAAGGCCGGCGTTTGGCATTATCGATTTCAGATCGACAACGTAAGGCGTCAGCGCAGCACGCGGGAGCGAGCCAAGGGGAAAGCAGACGTTGTAGCCCAACGCGCATACGAGGACGCCCTGAAGGTTGCCCAGGGCGGTAAGCCGGTCCCCGCACTTCGTGAGCTCGCATGCGAATGGATGGCGGTCCACAAACAGGTGGCCAGTAGCGCCCACCTGCGCAGCGTCGACGCCTTTCGCAGGCTGCACCTGTACGACCTGGGCGATCAGCCGGTCAATCGAATCACGACGCAGCAGGTTGAGATTGCGCGAAACCTGCACCTCACCACGCACAAGCCGGCGTCAGCGAACCACTGGCTGCGCATCCTTAAACTGCTGGCCAACTGGGCGGTCAAGCGCGAAATCATTCCGGCCCTCCCTTGGCGCGTGAAGATGCTCAAGCTCCAGAAGCGCCCGCGCTCGATCCTGCCAGCCAGTGCGGCGAAGGCATGGTTTGAGGCCATCGACGAAGCCGCGCGAGGTGAGCCGTCGGCGGCCACGGCCATCCGCATGATGTTCGGGCTTGGGCTGCGCGAGGGAGAGGCTGCCGGCGCGCGTTGGGAGTGGGTCGATTGGCAACGCTCGACGTACACGCCTGGCGTCACGAAGGGCCGAGAGGCCGAACCGGTGCCGCTGCCTGACTGGCTTGCCGAGCATCTCGCACCGCAGCGCAGGGCCGAGGGGCTGATCGCCGCGAAGCGCGACGGCCGGCAGCACCCCTCTGGTTTCGCCCGGACGGCGATGTTGCAGGCGAATGCAACTTGTGCCACCAAGGGCATCACGCCGCACCGCCTGCGAGGAACATTCGCAACGATGCTATCGGAGGCTGGCGTGCCGATCCAGACGATTCAGAAGGTGATGCGCCACAAAAGCCCCATGACCACCATGGCCTACCTGGAGAAAGACCTCGACACCGCAGCGAACGCTCAGCACGACATCGCGGAGAAGATTGGATTTTCGCCCCGGCGCGAAAGTGGCGCGGCAAGCCCCGCAAACGCGCATGAATCCTCAATTCCATGATTATCATCAGTCATCGGTTGTAGAGGTTTGAACGTATTTTTAATTGCAATTTATTTGAGGCAGGAAATCGAAATGAACCAGAGAAACTTAAATACGGTACTGCGCGAGCGGTTGGTCAGGGAGGCGGTGGCCGAGGGGTGGGTTGCCAGTGTCAGGGGCATCGCGGCCGGCGACTTTAGCCTGAAGGAGTTCCGAGCCGCGCGCGCGGCGGCCAAGGCGGAACGCGCGGCGGCGGATGTGGTGCCCGAAGCTCTCGATGGCCTGCAATACCCCAAGACCAGGTTGTCAAGCGGCGCCGGCTGTGTCGGCGACCTGCTGAGTCAGGAAAAAGGATCGGGCGCCCGCTTCAACGCCGGCAAGCCGGACTTCTCACTCATTCCGATGTGCACCCTGGAGGATGAGGCTCGCGTCTGGGAGTATGGCCGCGCCAAGTATGCAGCGTGGAACTGGACGAAAGGGATGGCGTGGTCGATCCCGTTCGCGTGTGCGATGCGCCACATGGCGGCGTGGCAGCGCGGCGAGGAGTGCGACCCCGAGTCGGGCCTGCCTCACCTGGCGCATGCGATGTGTAACCTGCGCATGCTTACGCTGTACACCCAGACGTATCAGGTCGGTGACGACAGGCCCGTGAAGGAGTTGCAGCCATGAACCAGACGCGTCTTGGATCGCTCATCGAGTCGCTCATCAACGTGGTGGTGGGCTTCTCGATCAACTACGTCGCCAACATGCTGATCTTCCCGCGCTTCGGCTTCCACATTACGCCAGGCGCCAACCTCGCGCTGGGAGCGATCTACACCGTGATCAGCGTAGCTCGCTCCTACTGCATCCGGCGCTGGTTCAACGCCAAGCTGCACGCGATCGCCACCGCAACGGCCGCAGCGATTGCTCGTCAGAGGTAGTGGAAAAGTGTGGAGTGGTGGCGAGAAAGTGGCGCGCAATGTTGCATAGCGCCTTTAGGTACGCCACTCCATGATTATTATGAATCATCGGTATGAGCAAGTCATCCGCAGTTGCCACGAGGGCAAAGACATGAAAAAGATACGCAACAAAAAGTACACGCCGAAACCCTGCGTTCTGCCGTTGGGCATGCGCAGGGCCGTCGCATTCGAGCTTCCCGGCTTCCAGGCCAGTGTCGCACTGGGCATGGAGCACTTGCAGGAGCGGCACATCTATGACCTGCTGTCGAACGCGGACATGGTGCGCCGCATCGCGCCGGATGGGCACGAGATCCTGCCGATCGCCGATGACATGGTGCAGGCCGTGGCCGAGATCCAGGCGCGGGCACAGCGCGTTGGCAAGCTCAGCGTCAATGGCGACGAAATGCGCGTGCTCCGCGATGGGATTGGCAGAACGATGGTGTTCCTGCGGTCAGTCTCGAATTTCGATATCGACCGCGCGGCGCGCGCCTCGCTGGCCGAGTTTGACCGCACCGGCGTGCTGCGAGTTTGAAGACCGGAAACGACTCGTCAGGAAATGCAACACTTTGCCACTCTGCCAATTGTTTTCGATTTTTCCGTGTGTTAACGTTCCGGCGTTGCCACGGGAGAACGCACATGGGTTATGCAGATCGGTTCGTAATGAGTTTGGGCGCCAGCACGTTGCAGGACGACGCGCAGCATCACGCGGCCGAACCGCTGGCTGCAGCGGCACTGGCCGACCTGACCGGCGCCGGCTTCGGTGCCCTGCTGACTCGCGTGAAGTACGCCGACGGCTCGATCAGCAAGACCTTCGAGTCCGGCACGCAGAATCTAGCGCAGTTGCTGCGCATCTGGACCAATCGGGTGACCGAGAAAGGCCGTGAGCGCAAGTGGGTGAAGGAGGGCACCGAGTGGGACGTCCGCGCCGCCATGACCCTCTACCGCCGCGTCGCTGAGCGTTCACTGGCTTACTGGCTCGACGGGAAGTGCGGCACTTGCCACGGTACCGGCACGGCCAGCCGGATGATCTGCCAGCCGTGCAAAGGCAGCGGTCGAGGCGAGATCGGTGGCGGAGGTTTCGAACGCGAAAAGGCGCTCGACATGGTCAACGAGCTGGAAGGCCTTCTCCAAGCACACAATGCTCGTTCAGCCGCCTTGCTCAGATAGTTCGACCGCGTGTGGGAAAAAATCGGCCAATTCATGCCTGATGATATTCCCCAGACTGGCGCGGGTTAATTCGGTGAAAGAGATGTCTCGGTTTTCAAATTCGCGCGCCGACAGCAACAGGTAGGCTTCAATTTTTTCATTTCGCTGATCCAGTACGGCAGCAATGAGAAAGTCGTAGCCGGTAGCGAGCCGCTTATTGATTCGCCACCGATGGTAACCCCACTTATTGTCCAGGGCGCAGCGCACCACGCGAATCGATGCGGTGACCGCGTCGTTTATTCGAAGGGTGTGCGGTATGTTGGTTGCTTGCCAGGTGCCGCCTGCCTCAATAATGGCAGCTTTCACACTGTCGAGGAACCCGGCCTTTATCGAGAGAGTGCGGCTGCGAGTAACGATGGCCTCGGCATTGAATGGCCCCGGAATCCCTGCCAGTTCATACGCGGCGTACATGGACCCGAAGCGACGGCAGAAGAGCTGGCATGCAGGGCCGTCTGGATCCCGATCAATCAAGGCGCTGGTTACCCCTCCGTGGGCTTTGTAAATTCGCTGCAGGGTCTGCATGAGCTCCTCGGTGGTGTATCGATAATTTCGATCACTCCGCTCTGTGCGTGCGGCATGGAAGAGCTGCAAAGGCACAATTGGCGGGAAAGCTGCATCGCAGCGGACCCACAACGCCGGGGCATTCCTGACGGCGGTCTTTCGCAGCTTGTAGGATCCCTTGTTGAATATAAGGTTGCCGATGTATTTCTCGTTTCGGATCATCCCTCGAATGAGGGCGCCGGTCCACAGCCGGCCAGATTCGGATACGACGTTCTGCTTGTTGAGAACGATGGCGATACGTCGATCTCCAACTTTGTCTACGGCGTACCAGTGAAATATTAGATTAACAACCTCGATTTCGTGCTTCGGGCCGGGCACCAAGACTACCCGGTGTGTCTGTACCGCTTTCCATTCGCCTTTTTCCATGATGCGGATGAATTCGCCATTCGAATCGAGTAGCGCTCGGCGCAGGCCGTATCCAGCCATGCCACCCAGTTTGTATCCCATCTTGATGATGCGGCACTGGGCAAGGAATACTTTGGAAGAAAGCTCGCGACTGTAATCCGCCGCTGCTATACGTTTCATCGCTTTGATGATCGAGGTGTAGGGCGAATCATCATTCTGGAAGGCCTCGGTGCAGTAGGTGACCTGAACCCCGTTTAGTCGGCAGATGTACTCGTAGTGGGCGCTCTCATCGACGTCCTGGAATCGGCCCCACCGACTCACGTCGTAGACCAGAATGCATGTGAAATCGTCCTTCGACTGAACGTCTGCAAGCAGTTGTTGCAGCCCCGGCCGTCCGCGCATTGTAAGACCACTCTTTCCCGCGTCTTCATAAACTGCCACGATCGTTATCTGCTGCTCCGCTGCATACTCCTGGATGCGCTGCATCTGGTTTGCCGTGGAGTAGGTCTGCCTTTCGGTTGACATTCGCACATAGGCCGCAGCTCGACGAAACGGCGACAGGATAGTAGTTTCCAGCAAACCGCTCATCATTTTTCTCCGGTGGAATCATGGGGTAGCAGCGACAGCATAACTCTTTCAGCGGACGCATCAGGAATCTCAGGGCAAGCTCGATCGGCACGGCGTTGTCGGACAGAAGCGCGGCGGCAAACTTCATGCCGTGGCTGGGCACCAGGCCACGCGCGGCGAAGCAAAGGGGGATGGGATTTTTCATCCCATAACTTTACCGGGCGCTTGTCCTGCTGGCATTGAGAATTATCAACTTCGGCTTCGAGCGCGAGAAGGCGCTGGATATGGTCAGCGAACTGGAATGCCTGATCCAGTCGCATAATGCTCGATCGGCTGCGTTACTTCGCTGAGCTCGTCGGCAGGAAGAAGTCCGAAAGGTTCCATCGTTGGTTTGCCGAGTACCGTTTGATGCTGGATTCTGTAAAGGCGATCGCCCGATGATCCAGGTCACCAGTCGGGAAGAGTAGGTATGAGGTGATATTTCTGTTCGTGCGGTCCAGTAATGCAACGAGCAAGAAGTCACACCCTTCAGCTAAACGAGCCGGTATTCGCCATCGGTAGTATCCATATTTTTTGTCGTGCGCACATCGGATGGCCCTCATCGATACCGTCACACTCCCGTTTAACCGCAGTGTATGGGGCGCATCCATTAGCTCTGCCGTTGCCCCGGCACCGATTGCCAGTGCGGTCGCTTCGGCCACCATGCGGTCACGAAATCCGTAATTCTGATCGCGTGTGACCAAGAAGTCGTTGTTTCGAAGATTTGGGATGCCTGCCTGGGTGAACGCATCAAATAGCGTGCCGAAGTGGCGGGCAATCAGCCGTGCCGTTGGCAAGTCCGGATCCGCATCAATCAGGGTGCTCGAAATGCGACCGTGCGCGTTGTAGATCCGCTGCATCGACGTAATCAGCTCCTGGTCGGTGTATCTCCGGTGGCGGCGCGCTCGCTCTCGCGCGACGGCATTGAAAAGCTCTTGGGGCACAATGGGCGTGATGGCGCCATCGCATCGAACCCACTCCTCCGGCGGGTTCCGCACCGCAGTCTTTCGCAACTTGAAGGATGCTTTGTTGAATATTAGATTGCCGATGTATTTTTCATTTTGTAGCATGCGCCGGATAATGTCGGGCGTCCACGGTCCACCTGACTCCGTTGCGACCATTTGGTCATTCAGCACAGCAGCAATTTTTCTATCACCGACACTATCCTCGGCGTACCACTTGAACACCTGGTTGACAATGGCAATCTCGGCCAATGGACCAGGTACAAGCACCACGCGGTGGGTCTGGACGGCTTTCCATTCGCCAGCCTTGAGGATCTGAATAATCTTCCCGTCCGAGTCGAGAAGGGCGCGGCGTAATCCGTAGCCAGGTGGCCCGCCCGTTTTGTACCCCATCGAAATCATTCTACACTGGCCGGCGAAGACCTTGGCAGAAAGCTCGCGGCTGTACTCGGCTGCCGCCGCGCGCTTGAGGGCTTTGATGATGGCTGTGAACGGCGATCCATCGTTTTCGAACACCTCGGCGCAGTAGGCGACGTTGACGCCGTTCAGGCGGCACAGGTATTCATAGTGGGCGCTCTCGTCCAAGTCCTGGAACCGTCCCCAGCGGCTGATATCGTACACAAGAATCAATGCGAAGTCGTGGTTGCCCTGCACGTCCTCTATCATTTGAGTGAGGCCCGGACGCCCCTTTTTCGTGAGGCCACTTCGCCCCGAATCTTCGTAGATGGTTACCAGGTCGACGTCATGGCTCGCCGCGTATTGCCGAATCCGGTCCAGTTGGTTGGCCGTCGAGTAGATCTGGCGCTCCGTCGACATACGGACGTACGCTGCAGCGCGGAGGCGGCCGGTTGATGGTGCTTGTGAGGACTTCATGTTCGTGCTCCTGGCATCGGTACGGCCAACAGGCACAGGATAGCTGGTTTAGCGGCAGCGTTAGAAATCGCAGGGCAAGTTCGATGGGTACGGCGTGGTCACATAAGAGCGCAGCGGAAAAAGTGATGCCATGCGTGGGCGCTAAGTGGCGGGCGGCAAGACAAAGGGCGATGCGGTTTTTCCTCCGATAACTTTACCTGCCGCTTATCCTCCTGGCATTGAGAAATATCAAGGTCGGCTTCGAGCGCGAGGAGGCGCTGAATATGGTCAGCGAGCTGGAAGGCGTTCTTTAGGCGCATAGTGGGTGGACAGCCTCTATTCTTCGGATTTTTGTTTAGTGGGACTTTCCGCAGTCCCCGCATCGCGTCGCTCCCCCGCCAGATCAATCAACTTCATCAAGATCTCTTGGGTGTTGATCGGATAAGTCCCCTTTTGTGAGTGATCGAAGTTCTTCGGTGCAAATAGCTTCGACGCGGTCTCATGTTTGATTTTGTTCTGTATATCATTTGGAAGCGAGGCAATGTAAGGATCAATCGCGCCGACATCGAGTGCAGTTTGTTTAAGTGAGTACTGCCGCTGTCTGTGCTTTGCGGACTCGCGGGCTAGATATGCGGCTGGTATAGAAAGCACCATGATAAATCCAAACCTAAGTAGGGCGTCAGTTAGTGAAAGTGAATCTCTCGTCGATTCGAAGAACGAGAATCCAACTATCAATATCATTGCAAGCATAATAGCTAGTGCCAATTTCCGTAGGGTATTGGCTGAATTTTCTTCCATAGACGCTTGATCATCATAATTGTCTGATAATAACCTTTTGGATGTAGTGCGCAGTACGGCATCAAGATCAGTTAATCTTACTTTAAAAGATTCCTTAGTATTTTCATAGAAATTGATTGCCTCATTATATTTGTCACGTAAAGGTATAATATCTTCATCAAGGATTTTAAACGCAATTTCGGATTGCGCTTGAAGTTTTTCATGCGCTAACATCAATTCCTGCAATTTTGCATCTATTGCTCTCACCGAGCCAGTCGCACCATCCGTATTTGCAGCTTGAGACTCCGATTCGGCGTCAAATATTGAATTTCTGTCTATCGGCCAGAATTTTTTTATTTCCATTAGAATTTCTGCTATTCGCGGGACATGTATTCTTCGGAGGTCTAGAAACTCTTCTTTGGACTGGCTCATACCTGCGTGAGCAAACGAAAAAACTGCCTGTAAATACGGCCTAACCCGGCGCAGCAGTGCGGTGATGCCTGCGTCCGCTTCTAACGCGCCAGCCGCAGGCACCCGGAGCTGCTTGATACGACGAACATTCGCGGCATTGTATTCAATCTCGAACAGTCCTGGATCATCGCTGTTGAAGGCAAGAAGCACCGCGTCGGCACACTCGATTCCCTCGGTGCACAGTGCTAAAATTTTTTCGTATGTAGATGCCATAAGATCCCTTCGTCGTTTTTCCAATAGTAAATTAATAATTGCAAAAACGCCACTTGAGTCGCGAAATATTGCACTGGGAGCGTGCTTTATGCTAGAGTGAGGATACATACTTCCCGTACTCGTAATGATCGCTCCGGCGGCACCGATAGCGGGATCTCGCGAGTAGGCCGGCCGATGTGCTTTTACTCGCGTATATGTTCCGCTCACCGTGCAGATAGCACGGGAGCAAATCCCCAAGCCACCCATTGCGGTGGCTTTCTTATTTCCGCGTCCGAAAAGCGAGGCGGCCATGCCCGACACCACCCGCCCGCCGAAAGAACTGGTCCGCGAGTACATGGAGCGCCGCACGCACGCGCCGCTTGAGCCGCCTCCCACACCGGACGAGATCCGGCGCCAGCTCGGCTGGGACTTGGTTTCCGCCAGCCGCCAGCCTGACCGTGAAGTTGGAGATTAATGGCCTAACGCCGTCCCTCAGCGGAGCGACAACGTTTCAATAAGGCGCTTCGGCGTCGCCGAGCGGCCATGCCGATAAATGCGATACCTGCTAAGAGCATGGTGTAGGTTTCTGGCTCGGGCACAACAGCCGCTGGCGAACCAATCACTCCCTCCTTCACTGCAAAGGACTGGATTAAGGTGGCAACATTGCTATAGGGATTACCCCAAAGGAACTGAATTTCGCCAGTACCATTTGGATTGAGTACAGGGGAGTACCAAGAAACTTCGAATGGAGTGCCAGATAGCGGTATCGTAGGCGTCAACTGCCACACCATCATCCACGTGTAGTTCATACCGACCCCAAACCCTCCGGTATAGCCGGTGGGATCTGGGCCGTACCCTGCGGCGATCTCACCGCTGTACCAGTTGTTCTCTTCGACGGGATCAGGCAGCAAGTTCCCGGTGTACAGAATGCTGAGGTAATTAGTCGCCAACTCGCCCGTAGGCACTGCGTAGCCCGTCAGATCGCCCAAAATAGTAAAGCGGATGTGTCTTTCGTCATACGACAGATCGGTAACAACGGCGGTGGCGTGGGCGAAGCCCACGTGTGACGCAATCAGCAAGAATAGCGCGAATAACTTCTTCATTTTGGTACCTCGCGAGGTTTAGGGAAGGGAGGGATGCCCACGCATTGTATTGTCAATACGATATTGAGAATATAACTATTTGAAAATTCACGCGATGTCTGTGGCAAATGTGTCGTTTGTGGCAACAGCCGAGTAGTGCACGGCAATTCTCGATCTTGAACCTGCCATCGCACCTCCAGCGGCAGAGGACCAAGAAGCGGGTGCAGATCGCCGACGAAACATGACCAGGTGGGTCCGGCCGTGGGCAACTACGGCCCCAGCCTGGAGCGGGCGGCGACAATGAAAGGAAGATCATGGATATCGAACTGACCGAAACCAAAACCTACTCGTTCAAGCTGGGCGACACGCTGCTCCACGGCTTCGTCATCGCATCCGAGTGGAACGGCATGACCGAGCTGCGGCGCCAGGGTGAGAAACTTATTGTCCACGGCATGCCATCGGCGCGCCCGAACGGCTTCGCATTTATGTTTGATGAGATCTTCGGTGGAGGCGCGCGCAAGCCAGGTGATCCATTCGCTGCGCGCATTGTCAGCGCAAGTCCGGATTTGCTGGCCCTGATCGCGAAGGCGCAGAAAGTTGCCCCGGCGTCCGTATGAACAAACACCAGCACCACACCAATAACGACGTGCTGGGCGCGCCGAAGGGATGGAACCAAGCGCAGTTGTCATGCGAAGCGCATCCCATCACCCGCACCGAGTGCGACGGCATTCCCGCCGTGGTGAGCTACTGGAAGCCGACCGAGAACGAGCTGGCCATCTTGGCTGCCGGCGGCTCGATCGCGCTGTGGGTGATTGGCTCGACCATGCCGCCGGTGATGCTGGCGGTGGATCCAGCCTGATCACTCGCCACATCTCAACTCCGCAGTAGGGATTTTCTATGAGCGATGACCGAAACTCTGGCCGAACCGCACGGCAAATGCAGGCCGCGCCACGCCAGGCAATTTTCGTGTGGTGCAATGGCAAGCACGACTACCCGCGTGCATTGGCTCGGCACCTCGGACGCTCCGATATCCGTATAGTCAGCCCATCATGGGTTGGCTCTGGCCGGGCGCTTGGCTGCGCACACACTATTGTTGTTGACCACGCAGCCGTGCTGTCTTTTCAGCAGCGCGAGGAGGTGCTCATCATCAACGATCATGTGCTGCGCAGACTGGGACATGGCTAAGCTGCACAACCTCAAACCCCGCATCACCGCCGCGCCCGCACGCATCGCCACGATGACACCTGGTACATGGCGCGCCGACAAGACCAGCAGCACCGCGCGCGGCTACGGCTACAAGTGGCAGCAAGCCCGCGCCGCCTACCTCGTCAAGCATCCGTACTGCGTGTACTGCCTGCGAGAGGCTGGCATTCCCCAGTCCGATGACGCTGTGGTTGTTGGTATGGCCTGCATGACCAAGGGCATCGGCCTGCCCATGGCCACCGTGGTCGATCACAGCGTGCCGCACCGTGGCGACATGGTGATCTTCTGGGATAGCAGCAAGTGGCAGTCGCTGTGCGCCACGCACCATAGCCGCGACAAGCAGCGCGAAGAATCACTCGGGTAGTGATTCGCAGCGGGCCGCAGTAGAGGCGCCATTGGGCTGTACGCAAGCCGCAGCTGCGCTGTTGAGGGGAGGGAGGGGCGGGTCCAATCTCTGGAGCCTTTTCCGACCTAGACCGCGTGTACCCCATTCGCAGATTTTATTTCCCCCTGAGGATTATGTTAATGGCTTTAACAGGCAAAAAGCGGGCCTTCGCCGAAGCCGTTTTGGCCGGCCGCTCCAATAAAGACGCGGCTATCGAGGCTGGTTACAGCGCGGCCACAGCGTCGGCGGCTGGGTCCCGTCTTGTTAAAGATCCGGATGTTAAAGCGTACTTGGAACGTCGTCGCGGGCAAGCCGCTGCAACGCCGCCGCAGCCAGCCGTGGACGTGCACCTTGAGCCGCAGCCGCACGGCGGGGCGTTGAAGCGTTCGACTGCCGGGCCGGTCAAAATTGAGGAGGACGATATGCTCCAACTTCTCAAAAACGTTGCGATGGGGCTTACAGAGGCCACGAACACTCAGGTCAGAGCGGCAATTGCCGCCGTTCAATACACCCACCAAAAGCTGGGCGAGGGCGGAAAGAAAGAAGCACGTGGAGACGCGGCCAAGGTCGCTGCTACAGGCCGCTTCGGAGCGCCGCCACCGCCGCCACGGCTGGTGGTTGGCGGTAAATAATGAGCTTTTCATGGACAACCTCCTGCCTTGATTGGGAAAGGCGGATCGTCGCCGGCCAGACGCTGACACCGTGCCCGCCATTGTTTCCTGAACAAGCCGCTGCAGCTTGGGCGATCTTCTCTGAGTTGCGCATGGTGGACGCCCCAGGCAGCCCGCGCATGGGCGACGTGGTGAAGCCATGGGTTCGCGAGTTCGTCGAGGGCATCTTCGGCGCCTACGACGCTGATACCGGTCGGCGCATGATCAAAGAGTTCATGCTCCTGATCAGCAAGAAGAACGGAAAGAGCACGATCGCCGCTGGCATCATGTTGACGGCGTTATTGCTGAACTGGCGGCTGGAGGGGGAGTTTATCGTTCTGGCGCCGACGAAAGAAGTCGCCGACAACAGCTACAAGCCTATCGCCGCGATGATTCGCGCTGACGATGAGCTGGGTGCGCTGTTGAAGGTGCAGGATCACATCCGCACCATCACGCATCTGACGACCAACGCCACCCTCAAGGTCGTGGCGGCCGACGGCGAGACGGTATCGGGTAAAAAGGCCATTGGCGTGTTCATCGATGAGCTCTGGCTGTTCGGCAAGAACCCGCGCGCCGACGCGATGCTGCTGGAGGCTACGGGCGGCCTTGCATCGAGGCCCGAGGGCTTCGTCATCTTCGCCACCACGCAGTCGGACGACCCGCCTGCCGGCGCATTCCTTTCGCGCCTACTTTATGCGCGCGGCGTTCGCGACGGACGTATCAACGATCCAGCCTTTTACCCGGTCCTATACGAATTCCCTGAGGCGATGCTGGCGGCCGGCGCGCATCGCGAGGTGAGTAACGCCTATGTTACGAACCCGAACATGGGCGCATCGGTGGATGAGGACTTCATCGCCCGGGGCTACCGCCAGGCGCAGGAGAAAGGCGAAACCGAGTTTCGTGGCTTCCTCGCCAAGCACCTGAACGTCGAGATTGGCCTGGCACTGCGGTCCGACCGATGGGCCGGTGCCAACCATTGGGAGCATCAGGCTCTGCCGAAGCTCTCGCTGGACGCGCTGATCGCTCGCTGCGAGGTCATTGACCTGGGCATTGACGGCGGCGGGCTTGATGACTTGCTCGGCTTTGCCGCCGTGGGGCGCTGCCTCACGACGCGAGAATGGTTCGCCTGGACGCACGCCTGGGCCCACCCTTCGGTGCTCGAGCTGCGCAAATCCGAGGCCGCCCGGTTCCATGATTTCGAAAAGGATGGCGACCTGACTCTGGTTGAGCGCATCGGCGACGACGTTTCCGAGTTGGTCAGCATGGCCGCGCAAGTTTGGAGCTCCGGCAAGCTGGACAAAATCGGCGTCGACCCGGCTGGGCTGGGAACGATTCTCGACATGCTAGAGGCCGAGGGCATCCCGGCCGACCTGATCGTCGGCATCTCGCAGGGCTGGAAGATGAACGGCGCCATCAAGACGACTGAGCGCAAGCTGGCCGCCGGCGAATTCTGGCACGGCGGGCAGCGCCTCATGAACTGGTGCGTCGGCAACGCCAAGGTGGTCGCGGTAGGTAACGCAATCACGATCACGAAGCAGGCCAGCGGCACAGCCAAAATCGACCCGCTGGCCGCGCTATTCAACGCCGTGACACTACTGGCGCTGAACCCAACGAGCAATACTATTTCCCAAGGTTACGTAGAGCTATGACAAAAAACACATCGTGGGACGACGTGCAGCGCCGTGCTGCGGTGCCGGGCTCGGCGATTCTGACGCAATGGAAGGCCGAGCGCGAGAGCTCGCGGCAGGTGTCGAACATTGCTTACAGCGCTGACGTGATGGAGGCGTTCGGCGTTAATCCGTCCGGCACCACGGTTACCGCGACCAGCGCCATGCGCGTGTCGGCTGTGGCCGCGTGCGTCGCAAAGATTGCGGGCGCCATCGTCAGCATGCCCATCCACACCTACCGGATGGCCGACGGCGACGTGCCGGACCGCCTGCCGCGCGACGCGCTCTGGTACCTGCTCAACGAGCAGCCGTCGCCGCAGTACACCTCCGCCAGTATGTGGGAGGGCGTCAGCATGGCGCAGTTGCTGCGAGGCGACGCCTACGCCCTGATTCGACGCAACATTCGCGGCGATGTGCGCGAGATCCTGCCGCTGCCATGGGGCTCGGTTTCACCGATGCGCCTGCCTGACGGCGTGCGCTACTACGTCAACCTGACTTCGCACGGCATCTCGACCTGGTTCGATCCCTCCGACATTCTGCACTTCCCGGGCCTGGGCTTCGACGACTCAACCATGCGATCGATGTCGGTAATCCAATACGGCGCGCGCAATGCCATCGGCAACGCGTTGGCCATGGATGAGTACAGCGGCAAGTTCTTCGAGAACGGCGCACACCCATCCATTGTCTTGAGCAGCAAAGCCAAGATGAATCCAGAGCAGATCAGCGACCTGCAGTCGGCGTTCGTGCGCAAATACTCGGGCGCGAGCAACGCGCACCGGCTGCCGCTGGTCCTGACCGAAGGGCTGGAAGCCAAGGAGTTGAGCTTGAGCGCCGAGGACGCGCAGTTGTTGGAGGGACGTAAGTTCCAGGTGCTCGACGTGGCCCGCGCCTTCGGCGTACCGGGCTTCATGATCAACGAGTCAACCGGCGCCACCAGCTGGGGCTCCGGCATCGAGAGTATTGGCCGCGCGTTCGTCCAATACACGCTGCAACCTTGGCTTCGCAAGATCGAGCAGGAGTTGAACCGAAAACTGTTCCCGCGCGACACCGGCAAGTTTGTTGAGTTCTATCGCGACGCGCTGACCGAGGGTGACCTGGCGGCGCAGGGCGCCTACTTCCGCATTGCCCTGGGTGGCCCTGGCGCCGGCGACGGGCACATGTCTATAAACGAAGTCCGCAGGATTAAGCGCCTTGCCCCAGTGTCGGGCGGGGATGAAGTCTACCGCGCGCCGCGCGACACCGGTAAGCAGGCCAACAAATCAGCAACCGAGGAGCCTCCAGCCCCATGAACAAAATCCTTCAACTGTGCATGGACAACGCCAAGCGCGAGCGCCAGATCATCAATCTGGTCCGCAACGAAGCGGAGCCCACCATTTACATCTACGACATCATCGATCCTTACTGGGGCGTCAGTGCCAACTCTGTGATCGCTGATCTGAACCAGGTCGCTGACGCGCCTGTCCTGCACATCCGCATCAATTCCCCGGGCGGCAGCGTGTTCGAGGCGCGCGCCATCATCGAGGCCATCAAGCGCTTCGCCGGCAAGACCATCGCCCACATCGACAGCCTGGCCGCCAGCGCCGCCACCAGCATCGCGCTGGCGTGCAACGAGGTCGAGATCTCAGACGGCGGCTTCTTTATGATCCACAACGCCAGCGGCATGGCGTGGGGCGACAAGGCCGACATGCGCAAGACGGCGGACCTGCTGGAGAAGGTCGAAGGCTCGATCATCGCCGAGTACGCCGCCGAGACCGGGCAGACCGCCGAACAGATCGTCGCATGGATGGAGGCGGAAACCTGGTTCGACGCCAGCGAGGCGATTGCCGCCGGCTTCGTGGACCGCATGCAGTCCACTGCCAAGGTCGGCAACACCTGGAACCTGGCCGCGTTCGCCAAGGCGCCCGTCGCTATCCATGCGCCGGAGGCGGCGCCAGCGGCGGTGATCACGCCACAATCTGACGCCGACGAGCCAGCCACCGCGCCCGCCGTCGCCGAGCCAGTCGCTGAACCCGCGCCGGCCGAGCCTGCGCCCTGCATGAAACAGGCAAACATAAACCTGCTCGCCCTGCTGCAAGCCACGTAAAGCGCTCTCGCGCGCACCCGCCGAGGTCGGTCACCTCACCCAATCGGGAGCCCATGCGGCTCCCTTTTTTATTGAAAGAAGCATATGACCATTCAAGAACTGCGCGAGAAGATTTCGAACCTCGCAACCCAGTCGCAGAACCTGCTGAACAACAAGGGCGATGCGATCTGGTCGCCCGAAGACCAGACCAAATTCGACGGCTTCGTCAACGAGATCAACGCGGCAAAATCGCAGATCAAGAACATCGAAACCATGCGCGAGATGGAAGCCGACAAGTTCTTCAACACGAACCCGGCCAAAAAAGAAGATGGCGTGCAGGTCGACGCGCTGGTCGCCGTCGCGCTGTACCTGCGCAACGGCACCAACGTGACCAACGAGCAGGCCGTCCAAATCCGCAATGCCATGTCGACCACCACCTCTGCAGAAGGCGGCTTCACCGTGCCGGCCGAAATCGCCGCCATGGTCATCGAAAAGCTGAAGGCTTTTGGCGGCATGCGCGAGGCGGCCACCATCCTGTCGACGGCCGGCGGCAACCCGCTGAACTTCCCGACCTCCGACGGCACGAGCGAGGTCGGTGAAATCGTCGCCGAGAACATCGTCACCACCACCGGCGACATCACCTTCGGCACCGTGGCCCTGCCGGTCTACAAGTACAGCTCGAAGCAGATCGCTCTGCCTGTCGAGCTGATCCAGGACAGTGCCATCGACATCATCGCCCTGGTCGTTGCCCGCCTGGCCATGCGCATCCAGCGCATCCAGAACGCGCACTTCACCGTTGGCACTGGCACCAACCAGCCGGCCGGCATGATCACCCAGTCGGGCACCGGCAAGGTCGGCGCCACCGGCCAGACCGTCACCGTCACCTACGACGACCTGGTCGACCTGAAGCACGCCGTCAACCGCGCCTACCGCGTCGGCGGCCGCTACATGATGAACGATCTGACCATTGCCGCCGTGTCGAAGCTGAAGGACACCACCGGCCGTCCGATCTGGATCCCTGCCATCACCGAAGGCGCGCCGGACCGCCTGAACGGCCACGCTGTCGTTACCAACGATGACATGCCTGTCATGGCCGCCAACGCGAAATCGATCGCGTTCGGCGACTTCTCGCAGTACACCATCCGCGACGTGAAGGACAGCACCACCATGCGTCGCTTCGATGACTCGGCGTTCGCGCTGAAAGGTCAAGTCGGCTTCTGCGGCTGGACTCGTTCTGGCGGCAACCTGCTCGAGCCGTCGGCCGTGAAGGTCTATACCAACTCGACGACCTGAACCCCGGCCAGAGGCGGGCGTCGGCCCGCCTTCCACCACCTAGAAGGAGAACACCATGGCAAAAATCCCTGAAGCACCCCCCGAAGTAACCCTGGTCAAAGCGCGCGTTCTGGTTGCTGGCCCTCATGGCGAATGTAACGACGTCATCGAGATCGATGCCGCCCTGGCCGCGACCCTCGCCGGCACCATTGACACCGACCCGGCCGCTGTGGCCTATGCCCAATCCCTGACCAAGGACTAAAATGACCATCCGCCTCCTTGCCGCCTATGGCATTTATCCGGCAAACGCCATCGTCACGCTCGACGCCGGCACCGAGGCGGGCTTGGTTGCCGCCAAGATGGCATCGACCAATACCACCGGCGGTACCGTCTACGTTCCACCTGTTCAGCCGAACGTGCTGCGCGCCGCCAGCCTGGTTATCGACCCGGCCGGTAACGTGTTGGGCCTAGCTGGCCCCAACAACACCATCATCGCAATCGGCGGCGCTACCGCTACCAAGCCAGGCCAGCCCGCCAAACCGGTGCTGACCGCCATGGCCGGCGCTGTGAGCTTGGCCTGGACGCCTGGCGCAGCCGGCAGCACCGCGAACACCAGCAACATCTGGACCGACATCAACGGCAACGTGACGCAACTGACCACGAATCCGCAGACCATCACCGCGCCGGCCGGCACGCTGTACACCGGTACCGTGACCACGCTGAACGCGCAGGGGGGCGGTCCGGCCTCGGCGCAGGCTGATGCGGTCACGGTAGGAGCGACGACGGCTTTCAAGAACACAGGCACCATGCGCTTGATCGGCACGCAGAACCAGATCCTGTACCCTGCGCCCGTCACTTACTCCGGCGGCAAGGCCTCCCGCATCATCAAACTTCAGGCGCCGGGCCCGGCAATCGGCTGTCGTATCTCGGTGCACAACCTCTCGCCTACCGTGGGCGTCGACTACGTAAAAGCTTCCATCGCGGCCACCGACATTGCCGCATTCGACACGGTAGCCAAAGCCTACAATGTGTACGTGGACGGCGTGACGCACAACGTCACCGCCAGCGGCGCCGACCCCCTGGGGTTCAACAAGGCGACCTGGAGTGGCGCGGCGCAATCTCGCCGGCTGGAGCTGTCTAACGCCGTCCTGCCGTCGTTCGGCTACGACAATCAGCAAGACACCGTGACGTCGGACCCAATCATGGGCCTGGTGCCCAAACGCGCTACCGACCGCGCCAGCGAGGAATACTACTACCTGTTGCGCGTGACGATCGGCACGGTGCAAAACCTTGACGGCATGTGCACACCCACCACTGCAGTTGCAACGGGTCTGGTCTCGGACTATACCAACAGTAACGGCGCCGATGCCCCGTTGTGCTACGGCGGCGACCTGGGGCTGGTTGATGGTGTGGATGGTGCTTACACTATCCCTGCGGCCCTCAAGCCCGAATCGATGCCTGTGTTCTCGGTCGAATGGATTTACCCGCCATCCCTGGCGGCGACAACGTTTGTGCACCCTGGCGATTCGATCACCGAGGGTTACAAGTGGCCACGCTTTGCGATAACCCGCAAGAGCACGCCGGCTCGCCCGCTGCACTATGTCAACCTCGGCGGATCGACCACGCGCACCGAATCTTTCCTCGGCAATATGTACCTGTACTTGCAGTCGAATGCAAAGCCGGATTACGTGGTCATGCCGATTATATCGGTCAACAACTATTCGCCAATCAGCAGCTTTAACCTGGCAAGTGCGCAAGCTGAATTTGCCCGCCTCCAGGCGGTCGAAGCGTTTCTCACTGACCTTGGTATCAAGATCATCTGGTGGACGCCGTTTAATTTTGGCGCCAACCCTGCTGCCAACGATACCACCAGCGCCTGGGGCTATCTCTACAACAACGCCAAGACTTACGCAGCGGCCAAGAACATCACGTTCATGGACATCAACGGCGATTCGCGCCTGGTGCGCAGCGTGTATAACGCCAGCACCAACCCGACCGGCTGGATCGATCCGGACAATACGCACCCGTCAAACCCTGCAGGTATCAACGGGTTTGCTACGGTCTACACTGAAACCTTGACCGCAATGGGGTTCTAACATGATCAACGTAACCAGCAACCCCGCACTAACCGCAGCGTTTGGCACTGCATCGGCAACCATCGCTTTCACCACCGACGCCACACCGGCGGTGCAGACCACCGCCACCAGCGCCAAAGATGGCACGAGCATCACGCTCGGTTCCGGCACCGGCGTGGCAGCCGGTGACTTTCTGGCCGTCGAGACTGGCGCCTTCGATGGTGTTGCCCCCTGGCTCGCCGCGGTAAAATCACTCAGCGGCGTCACCGCGACCGTCCATTTCCCTTCGGTGCGCGCAGCGGTGTCGGGCGCGGTCTGTAACCGCATGGAGCGTCTTGAGACGCGTTTCAAAGCGAAGAAGCTCGTGCTCACAAACCTGACCAACGGCGACACCTATACCTGGGAGGTGGGCATGGCACCGGGGACGGCCACCAAGGTTTCGGGCGGGGTGACCAGTACCGTGGCCAACAACACCATGAGCAATCGTTCAGACTGCGTGGCGATCCACCCCAATATTTTGCCGGTGAGCAGTAGTTTTACGCTCAAGTGCGACTACAGCTGGTATGTCTGATGAGCCTCATCATCGAAACCGGCGCCGATCTGCCAAGCATGGTCCGCGTCACGCCGCCGGCCGTGTTGCCGGTGAGCCTGGCGATGGCCAAGGCGAACATGCGCGTCGACGGCGACGACATGGATGCGCTGATCACGACCTGGATCAAGGGCATCGTGGCAGCGCTCGAGCACGAGATCGGCCAGTGTTTGATCGAGCAGACGTGGCGCGTGACGGCTGATTCGTTCCCGGCAGCGTTGAGCCTGCCGCATCCGGTGATGTCCATCACATCGATCAAGTATTTCGACGTCGACGGTACGGAGCAGACGATGGACCCGGCCGCGTACCGCCTGGTCAAGATGCGGTACCGGTCTGACCTGATGCCGGCGCGCGGCGCTGCTTGGCCGGAAACGATGGCTGACCGTGACATTACCGTCGAGGTGGTGTGCGGCTATGGCGCGGCGCCCGCCGACGTGCCGGAAAACGCTCAACTGTACATCCTCGCAAAACTGATTGAGCAGTTCGACCCGGCCACAAGGATGGAGCGCGACACCGTGCAGTCGGCATTCGTTGATCGGCTGCTGGATGCCTGCCGGAGCTATGCATGAGCCTCGCCGCCAGGTTGAATAAGCGGGTCACGATCCAGCAGCGCGCCGCTGGCCAGGATGCCGCTGGCCAGCCGACCGAGGGCTGGGCGAACGTGATCGTAGATGGAGACGGCAAGTGCTGGGCCGAGATTAAAGACATCAGCGGCAAGGAATTCATTTCCGCCACCGCTGAGCAGGCGTCGGTCACGACGCGCATCACGATCCGGTATCGGCCAAACCTTTCCAGCGCGCTGCGTGTACTGCACGGCATAGACGTGTACGACGTGCTCGCGGTGCTGGGCCAGGACGGCCGCACGCTGCAACTGATGTCCACCAGGGGGCTGCTGTGAGCTTCAGCATCGATCTGTCGCAGCTGGCGGGCTTGCGGGAAGCGGTGCGAAACTTCGGCGATGCCATCGCCAGCGAGGTGGCCATCGAGGGCGCCGCCGGCATGGCGCTCGTGATCTACGAAGACGCGCGCTCCCGAGTCCCGGTGTCCGGAGCGCCCCATTATTTCTACGGCCGGAACTCGAAGAAAACCGGCGTTCGATACCTGATCCAGCCCGGCACGTTGAAGGCGTCGATCTACCGTGTGTTCTCGCCGGAGCGGTCGACCCCAACACACAAGCTCTACCGCATCAGCTGGAACCACACCACGGCCCCGCACGGCGCCATGGTGGAATTCGGCACCTCGCGTGCGCCGGCGCATCCGTTCATGCGGCCGGCGGTGGCGCGCATGAACGATGCGATCGCCGCCGGCAACGCCAGGATGGCCGTGAAGCTGGCAGAAATCAAAGGACGATCATGAGCGTGGATGCACAGATTTTTGCAGCCCTGTCGCCGCTGGCTGGTGGAAGGGTCTTCCCGGATGTGGCGCCAGAGGGTACGGCGCGGCCATACCTGACCTACCAGCAAGTGGGCGGGGGCGCGCTGAACTACCTCGAGGGCACGGTGCCCGGCAAGCGCAACGCCCGGATGCAGATCAACGCCTGGGCGGATTCGCGGCTTGCGGCATCCGAATTAAGCGAGCAGGCTGAAGACGCCCTGCGTCTGGCGCCTGGTTTGCAGGCCGAAGTGCTCGGCGCCCGCGCGTCGATCTTCGAAGAGGATACTAAGCTGCGCGGGGCGCGGCAAGACTTCTCGGTGTGGTACTGATATGGGACCGCACCCAATCTCTCTGGTCGGAAGTATGCTTCTGGTGGCACCTGCTCGCCCGGCAGCGCAAACACTTGCCGCCTATGCTGCCCTTACATACACGCAGGTGCGCGGCGTCAAAGTGGTCGGCGAACTGGGTAACCAGTACGCAACCGTTGCTCGCAACCACATCGGCCTGGAGCGCCCGTATCAAGCGATGACGGGCGCGCTGGCCGAACTGTCGCTGCAGGTCGAGCTGATCCGCATCGCGGATCCCGGTCAGGCCATTCTCCGCGCCGCAGTCGGTGTGACACCTGGCTACAGTTACTGCGCCCGTCGCCCCGACGGCTCGGAACTGTACTTCTCGGGCGAAATCAATGCCTTGATGAACGGCGCCTTCGAAGCGAAATCTATAGCCGAGCAGCGCTGCATGATGGCGGTCACCAGCAGGGTATTCGAAACCAACTAAGCAATTTTCAGCAACAACAGGCCAGCCTAAACCGCTGGCTTTTTTTACGCCCGTATGGGTTCACAACATCGGTCCAGAGCGACCGGAAAGGAATTACCACCATGGCTGTCTCCCTCCCCAACGGCGCCAAACTGGCGCTCGCAGTGACCTACGGCACCGCGATCGCCGTGACCGCTGCTACCAACGCGGCGCCGGCCGTGCTGTCCGCTGCCGCGCATGGCCTCGTCAATGGCGATTACGTCGAGGTCACCTCCAGCTGGAGCAAGCTGAACAACCGCGTGTATCGCGTCGCCGCGTCGCTGACCGGCACCTTCCAACTGGAAGGCACGGACACCACCGACCTGAAGGCGTTCCCTGCGGATGGCGCCAATATCAGTGTGCGCAAGATCGCGACGAAAGTGCAGATCACCCAGGTGCTGTCCAGCACCAGTTCCGGCGGCGATATGGGCTTTACCGAAGTCGGCTTTCTGGAAGATAACGAAAGCTTCCAGCTGCCGACGCAGGCCGCCGCGCAGTCGATCGCACTTTCCATCGCTGACGACCCATCGCTGGCCGGCTACAAAGCGATCAAGGCCGCCGCCGATGCCCGCGCAATCCGCGCCATGATCTGCACGCTGCCAAGCGGCTCCGAGATCATTTACAACGCCTACGTGTCGCTGAACGAAACCCCGACGCTGACCAAAAACGAAGTTATGGCCGTGACGGCCACCTTCAGTCTGCGCGCGCCGCCGGTCCGCTACTCCGCCTAATCAAGGCAACAACCGCGTTACCCAGCCCGCCACCCGGCGGGTTTTTTATGCCCGCTCGGTCGCACCTTGTCGGGTCTTTTTCCCTATCCTGAAAGTACAAAATGGCAAAGCCAAAATTCAACCTGTCCGCAAACCCCACCTTCAAAGCCAAGGTGTCGATCCCGGTCCCGGGCGGCAAGTCGGCCGAGATTGAATTCACCTTCAAACACCGCAGCAAAGATGCCCTGAAAGAATTCATGGATGACATGAAAGGCCAGGAAGACGTGGACCTGCTCCAGGACCTGGTTTCGGGCTGGGATATCGACGACCCGTTCAACACCGAATCGCTGGAAAAGCTGATCCAGAACTACCCTGGCTCCGCCCTGGCCATCTACCAGGCCTACCTGGGCGAGATGTCGGGCGCGCGCGCAAAAAACTGATCGCCGTCGCCACGCGGATGTACGAGCGTGCGCCAGACGAAAAGGAACTGGCCGCGTTTGGCTTGACCCTCGATGACGTGGCGGCGGATCCAGTCGACATCTGGCCTGAGCATGTGCAGGCGTTCGAGTTGTTCAACTTCATGGGTACCCAGTGGCGGATCGGGATGTCTGGCCCCACCGGCCTGGACTATGGCGTCATGTACCGAAAAATGGATCGCATGAAGCTGTCGGACGAGGGATTTGATCAGCTTGAGGCCGATGTGATGCTGATGGAAAGAACAGCCTTGACCTGCATGCACGCCAAAAAATAGCACCACCCATCTGTTGATAGTCCGCCGCCCATGAGGTGGCATTTTTTATTGGGTAATCCATGTCCGAAAAAATTGGCAGCGCAACCATCGAAGTAGGGGTTGATTCGACCGGTGTCGAGTCGGGAATGAACCGTATCGACGGCTCGATTGCTCGGACAGGGAAGAACCTGGACAACCTGGGCGGCCGTGGGGCTGAGAATCTGGGCAAGATCGGCTCTGGCGCCGACACGGCTGCAAATCGCGTTGACAAAGCAACGCGCAACATGATTGCTCAGTTTGAGCGGTTCAACTCGTCCTTGGTCACCGGGAAGAAGGCTGGCAGCGAGTTTCTTGAAGAGTTGGCACGCAGTCGTGGTGCTGACATGATGAAGCTGGCCCCGCTCATTGCGCAAACACGGGAACTTGAAGCGGCGCAGGCGCGCGCCAAAGCCGCACTCGATGCGACCGCTGCGTCGCAGGTGGCGGCCGCCGAGGCCGCGCGCACCCAGGCCACCGCCCTCCGTGAAGTGGCGCAGGCCCAGGGCGTACGGGATAACTTCCTGGGCAACCTGCGCGAGCAAATCCAGCTGTTTGGGAAGAGCGCGGACGAAATGCTGCGTTACCGGGCTGCCCAAGCTGGCGCAGCCGAGTCGGCCGCCCCGCTGATTTTGCAGCTTCAAAACATGCGCGCGGCCCAAGATGCTGTTGCTGAATCCGCGCGGCAGGAATCGCAGGCGCAGCGCCTGGCTGCTCAGGCCCAGGCAAGCCGCGACGGCTTCCTGGCCAACCTGCGCGAGCAGATCGCGCTGCAAGGCAAGTCCGCCGAAGAGGTGTTGCGCTACCGTGCGGCGCTGGCGGGTGCCGGCGCCGATGCGGAACCACTGATCCAGCAACTGCAGCGGATCAAGGCTGGGCAAGAGCTGGCGGCCGAGGCCGCTCGCGCAACGGCGGCCGCTCAGCAGCAGGCCGCCCAGAAGCAGGCAAATGGTGAGGCGTTCATCGCCTCCCTGCGCGAACAGGCGCTTCTGTTCGGTAAGTCGGCGGAAGAGGCTATGCGCTACCGCGCAGCCCAGGCGGGCGTGGCCGGTGCCGCTGAACCCATCATTCGCGAACTGCGCCAGCTCACGGATGCCCAAGATGCGGCAACCGAGGCGGCCCGGCGCACCACCGCTGCCCAGCAACAGGCAGCGCAGCGCCAAGCGGCTGGCGAAAACATGCTGGCTTCGTTGCGCGAACAGGTCGCCCTGTATGGTAAATCGGCCGAGGAGGCGCTGCGGTACCGCGCGGCCCAGGCTGGCATCGCTGGCGCCGCCGAGCCGATAATTCAAGAGTTGCAACGCCTGAAGGTTGCCCAGGATGCTGTGACCGAAGCAGCGCGCTTGGCCACCGCAGCCCAGCAGCAGGCCGCGACCGTTCGTGCTGGCCAGGACGCCTTCATGGCTGGCCTGCGCGAGCAGATCGCGCTCTACGGAAAGTCGGCCGAAGAGGTATTGAGGTACCGTGCTGTCCAGTTGGGGCTGGCCGGCGCCGCCGACCCGCTGCTGGCGCAACTGCAAAGCGTCAAGACGGCGCAGGACGCGGTGACCGCCGCCGCCCGCTCGGCCGCCGAGGCGCAGCGCCAGGCCGTGCAGGCCCAGGCCGGCAAAGACAACTTCGTCGCCAGCTTGCAGCAGCAGGCTGCCGCCATCGGCAAAACCCGCACCGAGCTGCTCGAACTGCAGGCTGCCCAAATGGGCGTGACCGCGCAGTCCGCGCCGTTCATTCAGCGGCTCCGCGAAGCCGAGCAGGGTCTGAACAACGCTGGCATGTCGGCGCGCGCGAATGCGGCCGCGTTACGCGGCGTACCCGCGCAGTTCACCGACATCATCGTCAGCCTGCAAGGCGGTCAGGCACCGCTGACCGTGCTGCTGCAACAAGGTGGGCAACTGAAAGATATGTTCGGCGGCGCCGGCAATGCAGCGAAAGCCCTGGGCGGCTACATCCTTGGCCTGATCAACCCGTACACTGTCGCTGCCGCCGCCGCTGCCGCACTTGCCGTTGCCTACTACCAAGGGCAGGCTGAGGCCAGGGCGTTTGCCCTGTCGATCGCGATGACCGGCAACGTAGCCGGTGTGAGTGCTGGCCAGCTTGGGGACATGGCAAAGGCAGCATCCGAGGCCGCCGGCACGCAGGGTAAGAACGCTGAGGTGCTCGCGCAGCTGGTCGGTACCGGCAAGGTGGGCGCCGACCAACTGGTCGCGGCGTCGGTCGCGGCCGTTCGGTCCCAGAAGTTCCTCGGAATCGAGGTCGAGAATACCGTCAAGGCATACGCCGACCTGGGTGCCGACCCGCTCAAGGCCACGCTCAAGTTGAGCGAGCAATATGGCTACCTCACGCTGTCCATGTATCAGCAAATCAAGGCGCTTGAAAATCAAGGCCGCACGCTCGACGCCGCCAAGGTCGCGCAAGCAGCCTACGGTGACGCCATGCTCAAAAAGAGCAAGGATGTTGAGGCATCTCTCGGCACGCTGTCGCGCGCCTGGAATAGTGTCGCCAGCGGCGCCAAGTCGGCGTGGGATGCCATGCTGGACGTGGGCCGGCAGGAAAGTCTGGGCGAAAAGCTGGAAAAGGCCGAAGAGCGCGTGAAGAAGGCAAAGCTGGCATTTTTCTCGTTCGCTGGCAGCAATGCCCAAAAGCAAGCTGAATTAGATGCTGCTGAACGGGATCGCGACAGCTTGCTGAATCAGCGCAAGGTGGCCGCACTCAAGGCCGAGCAAGACGGTGCTGACCAGCGCCGCAACAGGGCCGCCATCGAGTTCGCCGAGCAGGAGGAAAAGTACCTGACTCGCCGCGAGCAGATGGAGCGCGAGATCGATAAGGCGCGTACCTTGCGCACGGCAGCCGCCCCGGCCGGTGAGAATGCAGTCGTCACAGAAGAGGCTATCCAGAAGCGAATCGCCCAGATCAAAGCGAAGTACGTCGATGTGAACAATGCCGGAATCGCGTTGCAGATTGGCGCCATCCAGCGCCTTGGCGAAGTTCAAGAAGAAGTGGACAAGCGCGCCCGAATCAACCTTGACATGCAGCAGCAGACCGGTGGCGTGCAGTCGCTGGACAAGCGCATTGCCTATGCCGAAGCAGTAGCGAAGATGGATGAGCAAGCCATCCAACGCGAGAAGGCGCGTGCACAACAGCGCTTGTCGATCACTGCAACGGAAACCGTATCAGCAGACCAGCAGGGCGCGCAGCAAGAGAAGCTTGCCGCCTTGCGTGGACAGGTCGCAAAGGCCGATCAAGAAATCCTCACTCGCCGCGCCGAGTTGTCGGAAGAAGTGTTTGGTCTGGAAATTGCCGACAGCCGCGCTGCGCTGGAAGCGTTGGATAAATTGAGCGAGGCTCGATTTGCGGAGGCCCAGTCTCTGGAATCCCAGGTCCAAGCACAACGTGACGCCAATGCAGTTATTGGGATGACCTCCGAGCAGGCCATGGCATACAACCGCAATCTGGTGGAGGAGGCCGCTTTACGCAAGGAGGCCGACGCTGCATTGCTGGCTAATATTCCAAGCCGCGCTGCCGAGGCTGAAGCATTGAAGCGCAGCGCCGCCGCCATGCGAGAACTGTTCGATGCGCAACAGGTCGGCGCGATGGAGAAAGAGTTGGCCGATTTCCTTGACCCCAACAAAGCCAAAGATTTCGGTGATGCACTGCGCGATGCTTTCGGCGGAGCTGGTAGCGCACTGGTGAAGTTGAGCACTACCTTCCAGTCGTTTGCCAAAGGTCAGAAAGACTTCGCCAAACAGCGTGCAGGTGCCGCCGAACGCTACCTCAACGGTCAAAAAGATGAAGCGGAATTTACCCGTGACATTACCAAACTGAACAAAATGCAGGCGCATGAGCAGTTGAAAGGCTATGGCGACATGGCCGGCGCTGCTGCGGGCTTTTTCGGTGAGCAAAGTAAGGGCTACAAGGTGCTGACCGCCATGTCGCAGGTGTTCCATGCGGCCGAGCTGGCGATGACGCTCGCCGAGCTCGTGCCGAAGGGGATCAGCGCCGTGCTGAGCCAGGGGCAGGGCGATCCCTACACAGCGTTCGCCCGCATGGCGGCGATGGCGGCGCTCGTGGCCGGCCTGGGGGTAGCGATTGGCGGCGGCGGTGGTGGCGGCAAGTCCGTCTCGCAGCAGCGCCAGGAGACCCAGGGCACCGGCACGGTGTTCGGCGACAGCACCGCGAAATCGGATTCGATCAATCGTGCGCTCGAGCTTGTAGCCGGCAACAGCAGTATTGAGCTGGACTACACGCAGGGCATGTTGCTCGCGTTGCGCGGTATTCAATCGTCGCTGGCCGGGTTGGGCAATGTCCTGGTGCGTAATTCCGGATTGACCGGTGACACTGCGGCCGGCAGCAACGGCGCCGCGCAGAATTTG